CCACTGGGTCATATGACCCAGTGGAATTCATAATGCTTATACCATATTATTATTATCTTCTACTCTCTTAGAATATCCTTTTTGTGTATTGATTGCATAGTTATTGATAAACTCTAAATCTACATAGAAGACCAATTGAGACGATTGCTCTTTTAATACTTCTAACGTTTTGATTGTATATGTATTCCAATCAATCTCTATAGGAACCTCTTTAGAACCATTGAATAGTTTGATATCCATAAATGATGCCGGAGATATAAAGATCGACTTAGTATACTCTGCAATCTTAAATAACGAGTTCTTTATAGCTGTAGTTTCTATAACTTCTCTAAACATAATTTCTGATAATTCGTGTCTATTATACTCATCATTATCTTCGGTGTATGTGGTTTCCATATACCGATTCCATCCAGAAGCATTCTTCATAGGAATTGGTCCTGTATATAGATTATAGATTGTACACTGAAGAGTATTATCAATTAATCCAAAATCATGTTTATCTTTTGCATAGTAGGCATAGAACTTAGGAGCAGAAAAAAGAAGTTCTACTTGTGTAGATACAACAAAGTTATTATCTGTTTGTCCTTCTCGTTCTCCATCATCCAAATCGACCTCTGCACAACGGAAGTGAGTATAGACATTTGTCATCTTTAAGAAATATTCGTATTCTCCCTTAGTTCCTCTGAATTTACATACAATAGGAAGTCTGGAGTGCTTATTCATAAATGCTAAGAATGCACAATTATCGGCTACATTTGTTCCAACAATTTCAAATCCAGCATCTCTGGCTATTTGCAGCATAAGTGCTCTTGGAATCTGAAAATCTATATCAGCAAATCTGGTCTCTGTGGCTTGTGAGCGAAAAGCCATCTGCATGAACTTATACAGATCTACTCCTGTATTATAAGACGATACTTTAATACGTACAGCAAACTCTACTCGAATCTGTTCTAGTTCTACACTAAGCATATTCTTATTAATCGGATTTACAAAGAAACAGTCTTTAAATCTGGTTCTGTTATTGTATATATTCCGACCATATAAATATAGATCTGTATTCTCTCTATTAAAGCTATAGTCTAACTGCGGTTTAATAGCCAATGCTGGTTTATTCTTTCTTAAGTTATCGATCATATCTTTACTTAAGAAATCTCTCAATATATTTCTGCCAGCAATATACTCAGACTTAAAAAAGTCTGGTTGGAATTTATTCTTAACCCATTTTCTAAAGTATTCGGTGCATACAGAATAAGAAGAAGATACAGAAGGAATACATAATGATACAGCATACTCTTTCTTAAATTCTCTTATTTCAGTTAAAGGAGATTGATATAATCCTACCAAGAACTTAGGATTGTCTTTATTATATCCCAATTTATATGAGCTCCTTTCTATATTATAGAATTTAATAGTATGTCAAAGTTGTCAAAGACACAAAAAATAAAGAGGTCATTAAGACCTCTTTATTTATAAGAAGATTTTATTTCTTCTTACCAGTTGTACCACCAGCATCTTCCAATGCATAAGGAGTCAGCAGCGCAACAAACAGATCGTTGTTATTAACCCCAATAGCGGCTTCACCGTCGGCTTCAATATGATCGATATTAATACGGAATTTACCAGCTTCCGGAATATCTCTATAAGTAAAGACTGCTTCGACGTATGGTTTGTCTGAATTATACTTAGACTTCATAATACCAGAGAAATATACTTTCTTGATATTATCCTTCTTAGTAGATTCGACTTTCCATTTAATCTTATCAAAAGATCCATCGATCGCTTCACCCCAAGTTACTTTCGGGTTGGAGCTTACTTTCAGACTGCGGATATTTTCTACTTCCGCAGGATCTCCAAAGATAGCTGCCAGTGCGATAAAGATAAATACAATCCCAGTAAAGATCTTGGTATATTTGCTTCCTACAATTCTTCTGATCAAGCTGGGATTCTGTGCTGCTTCTTCAGAAGCAGACTGTGCTTCTGTATTCTGTACCGGAGGTGTTACTTCTGCCGGCTTATTCGGATTTTCTTCTTTTGCTGCTTCGATAGCTGCCTTTGCAGCGTCTTTCATTTTTTCTAAGTTCATTTTTATGTCTCCTTTTGAAAATTCAATAGTTACTTTAACTTAAATAATTTGGAAATGGTATCTCGGAAATTTGATTGAATATATTTTCCAAGATATCCAAGAGTAAAGATTGTGAGTAATGCTACGAATAATGTACTATGCTTTTTCATATTTAACAACTCCTCTTAGTAGTTATCACTACGATCCAATGCATAAGATGCCTTTTTCTGCATATCCAGCCAATACTTTTCAGCATCCATTGTTCCCATTGTTTTGTTCTGGGATGGAATTTCAATATACTTAATCGGATAATACATGGGATTATCTTTCTTAAATACATACCGCATCATTGGTTGTTTTTCTGCAGCTAGCTGGAAAACTCCTTCAACAACAATATCGCCATTTTCTTTGGCATAATATTCCAAAGTCTGTCCAAACAACTTTTGCAAAATCTGCATAGTTGTATATGGACGGCTGTTTTTAAATGCTACACCAAGGCTCATAAATGCATCCAAATCCGGGCTCTGTTTAATCTTTTTCTCTGTAGCCGGTTCGTCTTTTTTACTAACGGTTTCTTCTACTTGAGCTTTGGGTTTGTGAAGATCAATACCAATCTTATTGGCAATTTTATCACCATAAAGATATCCTGCTCCTACAATAGCTACTGCTATCATTACACCACTAATCATTGTTTCCTTTTTCATAATAATATCTCTCCTTTTTAATAATCAATTATCACTTAATGCCTGGGCCCCGCCTTCTAATACAGTTGTCCACAATATCTGTGATTCAGACCGAGAAGCGCGCCGATTGCTTGTAATAGATTCTGCATACTTAACAGAGAAAGCACCATTGCCATTAGCTTGGAATACAAAGTATACTCTATCTTTATCTCCTGCTAATACAGCGATACCTTCCAATACAATATCACCATTAGGAATTCCATAACAAAACCAGGTTCTTCCAAATACTTTATTCACAATATCGATGATCTTGTAGCTACGTCCCCCATTGGAATAGACTGTATTGAGAAAAACATTTCTGTTTGGATCCATTGTATTTTTCTCGTTATCGCTAAGATCGCGAATCATTCGTCCTTCCATAGAATAGTTATTGGTAGGTCTACTGTTTCCACCAGTAGTTAAACTTGGACCAGCATTTACATTAGACTGTACTGGTTCATTCTTAACTTCTGTTATCTTAGAAGCAGTCTTGCCTTCTTTTTTATCGACAGATTTTTCCACTTGTACATCTGGTTTATGGCCAATTCCTAATGTATTAGCGATCTTATCGCTATATACATATCCAGCTGCTAAGATAGCAGCAGCTAATAAACCGCCATTGACTAATAATTTCTTATCCATAATTTTTCTCCTTTTGAAATTAATACTTGTTTAAATCTAAATCTTTGTCCCACGCTTCATAGGATGTCTTAACAATATAATCCCAGCTTCTCTGGGCAGCTTCTGCTTCTACAACAATACCTTTGGATGGAACTTCTTTACGTTTTACTTTAAAGTTATCCTCTCCTACTTTTTCGAATACATAGTAAACGGTTGGTTTATTGTTATCCATACTTAATGGATCTGGCCCTTCTATAACATATTCTCCATTAGGAGTTAAATAGAAAGTCCCAGGCTTCTTGCCAAAAGCCTTATCTGCCAATGCACAATAGTCTAACGCCATCTTATTCTTACTGGGAGAATAACGAACACATCTAAGCTCGTTGATTTTACTACTGTATGGGTCTCTTTTCATATTTGGAACGTCTTTAATCCACTTATAATCTGGGCTAACTTTTCTGCCTTCTTCTTTCTTAGGCTCATCCTTTTTGGATGTTTCTACTACTTTAGTTGATTCAGATTTATGAAGATCGATACCAACTTTGCTGGCTATTTTATCCCCATAAAGATATCCAGCAACAATGATAGCTACAACTACCATTAGAATACTAATAATATTTCCCTTCTTCATTTTTGACTTCTCCTCCCCCTTAGTCATTAAAATCATGATTCCAACCAATAAATTTTGCTATCTTATCTCGATAAAGAAAAGCACAGCAACAAATAAAACCTATAATACAAATAAATAAACCAGCATCTACTTTCATAATTAATATCCTCCTTTTGACTACTATAATCTCTGGTATCATAGAAAATTTGATACCATTATATCTTCTTCATCTCTATATTATATAATTTATAAAAGATTAGATTACAAAAAAGAAAATAACGTATATATAAGAGAGATATCTATAAATAATGATCACATGAATCTATGAGTAAACGTCCTCCTAAATTTAACCAAATATTAGATATAATTTGATAATAAGTAGTATAATACTTTCATATCGTTTCAGTACTATACATATCAATCGAAGTCGATTAGAATTCATATAATCTCCTTTCTGATGCATACTTTCGCGGGCACCAATAAGGCATCTAAAATTTTATAGATATCTCTCATTCTTATAATATATACTTTCAAAACACTTAGATTACAAAATAATATATGAGAAGCTCATATGAGCTTCTCATATATTATTTTGACTTTTTATGTTTTACTATTCTTATACTGATACGATTAGCTATCATAGATTGACATTCTTTATTGGGATCTATATCTGTTGGTTCTATAGGAATCTTCCATCCAATATAATTATTCCATCTAAGCCTACCGTGGAAAAAAGTTAGATCGGCATAAATTTTAAATGGTCTAAACAAAATACATTTAACCGATTTGTCTATATAGATATCTTTAGCTCTACCATATTGATCTTCTTTATGATAAATATTCTTCATATCGACTGGTTTTGCTTTAATTCCAAACACAAACTGAGCCCATCCATATGCACAATTTCTGGTTAACCATGCCACACGATTCAGATAGCGTAAGAATCTTTCTTTTATAGTGAATGTGGCTCCTGGTTTGAGTGTAACATATTTAACCCATTTACCTATCTTAGGATCTAATCTCCTGTGTACAGTATACTTCTCATAATAGTTATATCTCATCCATTTAGGAGAATAATCTGTACACCAGTCTTCTGCGTCACATGTATCATCCCAAGTTTGCCATAAATGTAAGAATCCTTTTAATTCTCCACATTTATCACAAAATAAAGCGACAATAGGATTTGTTATATAACAAATCATCATAATAATCAGCATGCATGGTAAATACACAATATATCTAAGCATTCTCTATAACACCTCCATAAAAAATAATTGGTATTATAAGAATGTCACAAAAAATAATCCAGGTGACCTGACAGTCACCTGATATGTTTCTGATTACTCTATGTGTCTTCAGAATCTCCTGGATTATTTTTTAAATTATATCGTTTTGTTACTCTTCTATGAGCTATGTTACAATCATTCAACGATATCGGATAAATCTGTTCCTGTATCCCACATTTCCAGATCCACCTCCTTATTGTCTATACTCTATATAGACTTATAATAAGTATATAGGATATTATCTCTGAATATTCTATATACTCAGAGATATATTATATCATTTCAGAAAAGTTAGATTACAAAAATAAAAAAAAAATAAAGAGAGTCAAAAGGAGTACAACTAAAAGCTCTCTTTATTTTTTCTGCCCTATACTTATAGGCAGCTTGGTGTGTGGAGACGAAGAGGGTATAATATGTGCTACGTAGTTAAAATCAGTTCCTTTTTGAGTTTGTTATAGAAGCCTCTGAATAGGCTTTAGTTCTCTCCCCCTCGGAAGCAGCTTTTATAACCGTAGTACATACTATTCTTTCTCATCTCGCTGATATAATATATAACTCAAAGAATATTTATCTGGCATACTTTTTCTTCAAAGCAATAATCTTACCCATTTGTGTGGGCGTATACTTACTTCTGGATAAATAGATCAATGCATTGGAGTTAATCAAAGTATCTTTGAATACATTCATAGAGTTATTGAATTTCCCATCATCTCTAGAAATCATCATAGCATTTCTGGGATCAAATACTTCTTGTGCAGACTTCCAAAATTCATCATTGACGATATAAATAATATTAAGTGTATCTCCGTCGAAATCCGCAGCAAATGACGATAATACCTGTAAAGGCATACCCATGGTATAATTGTCATTTATTCCGATACACTTCATAGCTTTGATGGAACCGTAATCTATCGTTGGCAATGCTATTATCATATTACTGATAATTTAGATCATATCTCAATCTCATATTTAAATCATATGAGACCATCCCCACTTCGAAACTTAATAGAATCTACTTCCCTCGAAGGAATGATCGTTGAACGTTTCGGTTCATTTTTATATCTAAATCAACCATACAGTAATTAGGAGGTATATATGGCAATTACACATTTTAAAAACCCTAATCCCACTAATGAAGATATGATTTATGCAGAATATAGATATAAAAAGAATCGCCCAAATTATAGAGCAATATATAATATAGACGAAATATGGAAACCAATATTATTATCATATATTCAGCCTTGGTATTATGTAAGTACATATGGCAGAATATATAGCAAATTGTACGATTGTTTAATTAGAGACAGATTTATTGGTAGAGGGTATAAAGTAGTCACTCTACGAAAATCTGACAATAAACCAATAGACTTATTAGTACATAGACTTGTACTTCTAACATTTTCACCTATTTCAAATCCAGATGATCATCAAGTAAATCATATAGATACAGATAAAACAAATAATCATATATCAAATTTAGAATGGTGTACTAATTCTGAAAATATGATTCATGCATATAAACATAATCTATATAAAAATGGTGAAAATAGCAATTTTGCAATTATTGATAATAATACGGCACATAAAATATGTGAGGCATTAGAACAAAATTTGAGTTATAATCAAATATGTGTTTATGCGGGTCTTCCAATATCTAAAAGATATAAAGATATTATTTATCATATTAAAACTCATAGAAATTGGAAACATATTTCATCTAATTATAATTTCTGAACCGACTTCGCTGCTGATTGTGCATTGTTTATGAGCTTTAGCACCATTATATGGCTTTTATTTCAGCATGACTCATCTATAGATTTCTTTCTATCTTTCGATCGCATTCACGTTTATCTTTACAGATTGCGTTGTAGCATCTATAGCTTTAGCACGTTCCAGCAATTCAAGGATGATGCACCACACTGTCGCCAGTATAGTGAACTCAACTCATAGGTTAATTCCTGTTAATAAGTACTGGTATACCACCATCGCTAGTCGCAATGATATTTTCAATAATATCTCTGATTCGTTGATCGGGTACAATCTGAGCTTGTTTAAATCTCATATATGCATCATTATACCCAATATTATACGTTCGAACCAAGATATTGATGATTGTTTGCTGTAATAACTCTAAGAGTGTATGATAACTCAATGTGACTTGATTAACTCTTAGAGTTGGATCTGGAACAATAACAGACCGAGATGTAAAACTACATCTACCTCCTATCAGATTTCTTATAATACCTTTCTTACCAGAACAGATATTAACGACTTCTGTATACAAAGCATTGTATCGATCCTGCATATTCCATAGGATAACATTTCTGTATTTAGGAATGTTATACATAGATAACTTATCATTTCTAATCATAGCAGCAATCTTAGCCATCATATTAAAGATCGCATTTGTTTCTTCAAAGGTAAATCTGGTTCCTTCTACCTTAAATGGTCGTAATCCTGTAGAATATACTGGCACATTATGAATGAATACTTTTTCTCTATTCTTCATAATGTCTTTGTAGTAGTCTTCTTTCTTTCCTTTGAACTTACTATGATAATATTCCATAATCTCATCAAACTTCTGTTCAAATTCAATGAGACCAATACCTTTATAGGTATCGTCTAACTTTGTTTTTCTATATTTCCTTTTAGTCTGAGATTGAACCAACTTAGAACTATATTTTTGTATAGGATTTCCATTGGCGTCCAAATCAATCTCTGGCTGAATGATAGATTCTAATAGCTGTTGCCCTAAATACTTAGATAAAGACTGATAGATATTTGGATGAATGATGGCATACTTTCCAGTAGGAATCCATCCTGTAATACTGAAGTCTTCTCCAACAAACTTAACTTTAGTTCTACATCTAGGGCAAATCATTCCCTCATTGTTTTTACCCTGTAATTCTTTACAATCACAAGAATATCGATCTGCATATGCATCAGGATCTTGTAATGTTTTCATATACTTTTCAGAATAAATCGAATCGGATCTGGATAACGTTTTCTTAATATCCAATGGTTCGCTGATAATGAAACCTTTACCAGATTCCATATCTTTTTCTTTTTCTTTGTCTAAATCAATTCTCTCCAATCTTGTTGTAAATTTACATCCTTCCGGATATTTTACATTTAGATTGATTTCCATCCATACTCCTCCTTTTTGATAAAAATAAAAATGAGAAGACTGTAATTAGCCTTCTCATAGCTATAATATATGGTTGATTTAAGAATTAACATTGACAAAGTCAAACCAGAGTTCATTAGAATTTCCAGTATTATCTTCCTCTTCTGCAATAATGTATACAGGATCGTTATTCACGCAGTATACACAATCCAAAACAGATGGCTGATCTTCTCTGGGAATATACACATTAGCATGCTTCTTAAGAGGATCATCAATATCAATCTTAATTCCTCTCTTACCAATATTCAATACAACATTATTGTTTACATCAACCACTCTGATCAAATCATCAGAGACAATAACTTTTGTACCAAACTGTGAGTTGACAACAATATCTTTATTAGATTCGGTTATTATATCTGGAGGGGTTGTACCCTCCAGATTCATCTTTTTATTTTTTATCTGCTGCATTTGGTCTATCCTTCTTATTGGAATAATGAATATCAATATCTACTAGATCAGTTCCCTTTCTTTTAGAAACTGTGACTTCTGCGCCTTTATAAATGTCTTTCAGTGCAGATACAAGGGAATCTGTTATAGACTCCTCATTTTGTTTTTTACCATTCCCAATCTCCTTAGTTACGGGCGTTTCAGGAATCGTAATTACGTCTTTTTTCTTATTCATCATAATTCTCCTTTAAATAATCTTCAAATAATGCTTGATCTTGGAAGCATTCATCAGGCATCTTTTTAAAGATTTCCGGTACTGGAATATCTAATACTATATCTGAAGTGATACAGCTTCGAATGCTGATATGATCTTTATCGGAATACGGATCATATTCTGCATAGTAATAGCATCCTTTATAATAAAATTGAGTATAATAATTCTCAGGATTAGAATAGAAATCATAAGCAAAACTCTTAAAATCTGTTTGAAGTGAATTGGAATCTTCTACCAAATCATGTTTCTTATTATATTCTTCTACATATTCGTTAAACTTTCTCATATCTGTTAATATATCATGTGGAATTGTTTTAAGTTCTTTGGGAGCTTTAATGGTACAAACAACTTCATGGTGTCCATCCTCACAAATATCTAAATAATTATCATCTTCGTTATTCCAATGAGCGCACCATAGTTTATTATTATACCAATATGCAGTATGAAATCTTCTCCAATCACTAAACCAGTTCTTTGCCAATAACTTAATTCCCTCTTCAGGAGTTTTGATCAATGCGTCATTAATATCTGAAATCATATTGATCGATATATTTCTGAGACTCATTGTATCGTCCATAGAAGTTTGAGTATCGTTATTAATGACATCCATGGTGCAATCATTCATAGATTCGATATCTATTTTATCATCATGAATAAACACAATTTCATCAAAGTTATCTGTACTGATCCGTATCTTACCATTCTTCTGGATGTTAATTATCTTTCCATCTCCAAAATCTACAGATATACCATCTAAAACAGGTTCAAACTTATTATTTGTTGTTTTAGGTACATAATCAAGCAAGATATCTTCAGAATGTTTAGTCTTACCAGATTCAATATAATCATATATCTTATGAATAGCTTCATCTTCTGTATCAGCAAAAACCTTATATGTCAAAGGCCTCTGTACCGCATCAACTTTATAAATTTTATTTATTTTGAATTGATCTTCCATTTTTGAATCTCCTTATACTTAGCATCTCCATGCCTATAAATATAATATACGAATGCGCACATCATACTTTTAGCAGGAATCTTCATTTGTTTACAAATATCAATAAACTTCTTCTGATCAAGATCTGTATCTAAAGGATTCACCAATACTTTCACCAAATTAACGGGATTATATTTAACAAACGCCTTATAAGATTTATAGACTTCATCTATCTCTTCTATTGGTGTTTGGCATACGGCCCGTATAATATCTGTCAATAAAAATCCCGGTTGTCTCTGTATTTTCTCTATATAGATATCAATCACTTTATCTAATATATCCATATCTACAGAGACATATTCCGGTATCTTATAAAGATTTCGAAGCATTATTTATCATCCCCGTTGGTTGGCTGATCTGGTTTCTGGTGACGCATAGCATTCATTTTCAACTTAATAATCTCATTAGTAGTTTCTTTAGATTTCAAAGTATCTACCAAATGAGAGACAGCATTTGAAGCATCTGCTAATATGCGTTCTGTTGCCGTTTCCGGTTCTTTCTTAGGTGATTCTTCACCACTAACATCATGCGAAGTAATACGTAAAACCCTATCCGAGATTATTTCTCGTCCATCTCCATCTGCTATCGCAATTTCGATATTATCATTTGGAATAATAGCCCATTTCCGATTATAAGGAAGTCTTATAGTCATACGATCATCAGAAACAATAACCTCATAAATAAAGACTTGAATAGTGGGCAAATCAATATGATTCATTTGATCTGCCTTTTCTCTTTGTAAATTTGTGAATAAATCTTCTGTAACACTAGTTTTATACGAATTTGGAGTATCATTCCAATAATCAATAGCCGCTCTTTTGGCTTCTTCTATTCCAGTTGCGTTTCTTACATTTAAAACTTCTCTTGTAGGAATTTTGACTAAGCAAGATATAGATATCTCCATAATTATTTCTCCTTCTTTTAATTATCATCAGAATCTTTCATATTGACGACAGGTACAGGATAAATTTTCAGACTTTTTGTTGTTATAACTTTGTCTTTAACACCATCAGAAGTACGATTACTGTGTGCTTTTATCTGAATTCCGTTATTAGTCTTAATAGACATTTTCATTCCTTCCGATATAGTAGCAGATACATAGTTGTTAGAAACTATTACGTCAGTAATATATATTACCTCGCTATCAATATTCTTTAATATCGGTACTATGTAACTAGGAAAATTATTCAGTCCACGCTCGGTATAGTGTATTATTTTATTTGTATCAGTTGGTATATTATTAAAATACGACATAGCAATATCTTTGGCTTCTTGTTCATTACGAACATAAAATACACCTATGGCGGGTTTGCCTGCAAGCTTGACTAAATAAGAAATATAAATATTTATCATATTTATTTCTCCTTTTGTTCTAACACATACTTATCTACACTACCATCCGGTTTCTTAACCAGTACTTTATCCGGCAATATAACTACCTTTGGATCCTCTGCTCCTCCAATAATAGTGGAAGATTCTCCCGCTAATAAAATACCATCTATATCCCAACCTAAATCAAATACGACATGATCACCCCATTCTTGAGCATATTCTACAGAAGCTTTCTTTTTAGCTTCTTCAATATTTTTTGCTTCTACTGTGAATCTATGTAATTTAGATTCTGTTACTTCGACTTCATATACCCCATAATATTTGGATTCATATTCTTTTACAGCCTGTTTCATTTCATCATTAATGTTTTCCATAATATTCTCTCCTTTTGTTTAAAACAAATATAAATATATAGATACTACCTATATAATATATAATTTCAATAGAATATATCCATAGCCAATATTAGCTATGGATCATCTTTTCATATGTGGGAATATTCTATTTCCTATAGCATGATTAAACACATAAGCATATACTTGGTCATCTTCTTGTAAAGGAATATTGACTTGTATAGCTCTTGGACCTTTCATTAAAAACTCATCACTATTTAATTTTCGTCCATTTAATTCTACTTCCATAATCCGTATATATTTCTGATGTATATAGGACTGATCTATAAAGAATTCATTATTGATTCCTCTGGTTAATCTGAGTCTATACATGATTTTACCTTTCTATTCAAATATTCCTGTTTCTCTTTATTAAATTGTATTTCTTTATATCTTTGTTTAATATAAAAATTAAATTTCTTTTCAGGCCAAACACGCATTTTATGATATAACGGCATATATTCTAATTCTAGCAATCTTGCCAGTTCGGCCACATTATATTCTTTACCATATAATTCAATATGATAATCTTTATCCGGAAGAGGAATGGTACCATTTAGCATACCTTCCATTATTTTCTGTGTATATTCTTTTCCATGTTTATTGTATATAATTGAAAAATATTGTCTATTTCTCAAACCAAGTCTTCTAGCAATATCTGGGCCAGTAACAAGTTCTCCATCTATTATATAATTCACACAATTGGATTTATTAAATTTAGAATTATATCCAGGAGGAACTAATCTACAGTTTTCTGGGCAATATCCTTTAGTATGATCTATTCTATCTATTTCCCAAGTATCTTGATATCCATTTTCGAGCATCCAGTTTTCAAAAGCTGTATGATCATTAAGCCATTCTTCACATATTGTTATTCCTTTAGCACCATAATTGATATAATTAATTGCATGAATATCGTAACATCTATAAATCATATTTTTATATATAGCACCAATACGCTTAACTTTCCATCTACGATACACAGAATGCTGTTTCATATGAGTGCATTTATTCTTATTATTTTTTACTTTTCTATTAATATCCGGAATTCTAGCATTACGATAAATAAACCCACAATCAAGACACTCAAAATCATATAATCGTTCATTATATTTGTTTATTCCACTCTCTCTAATTATTCGGTATTTGTTTCCAATGATCCTACCAACATTAGCAGATACTGTTCTAAAATTATGTCTGCATGTCAGCCCAATTGAATTTATAATTTTAATTAATTGATTATAAGTTTTTATATATACATATCCGCATTTATTACAACGAAATATATAAACTTTTTCTCCATTTTTATTAATACTGTCTTCTTTTTCTACATAATATTTTCCATTAACTAAATCTCCAATTTTAAGTTCCACGATTAATACCTCCATATAAATATCTTTAAAATAAATTATTTATATGTTGTATTAAAATTAATTTTAATACATACAGGCTATTATAGCCTGTATGTATTACTTTGAGATTTATTTTAAATTAAAAGCTTTATTTATATCTATTTCGTGTAATCGAATGGTGCTGTCATGAAATCCTTTTAGTTGTGAAACTTTTAGTGTACTAGCAACCTGAGGTGCAGCTGTTCCGATGTTCTCATAACCTGCTCTATAGAACAAATTACCAGCACACGCATTACATATTTGGTTATCGGTATGATATTCACATAAAGAAGCAAATCTAAACTTTACTTTCTTATTCAGATATCTATCTAAATTTTCTGAGGTTAGTTCTACTAACTTGTTTCCTTCTACTATATAAGAATACATCATCATATCTGCATATTGTTTAGTTAAAGTGATTTCTATTGTTCTTGAAGTCCCACAATCAGAGCCTTTTGGGGCTAATGTTAAGTGCTGGAAGGCTCTAAGAAACAACTTCTCCCAGTACCCACCTTTAGGGGTCTTTTTAGCTCTGGAATAGGGACCTGCTGCTAATGAACGAGCCATAGCAGAATAGTCTTCTTTTGATATACCATCCATATAGTTAGATTTAACTACAGTATATCCTTTAGTAGGATCAGGATCTTTTATAGCACCCTTCATAACAAAGATATTCTTAAAGTTATTAGAGAAAGATCCTTTAGCTTTAGAGTCATACATATCCATAGATACATCATTCTTTAATTCATTCTTAGCATAGTCTAATAATTCTTTCTCTATCTTATCTGCGGCATACATATTCTTCATAGGATCGGCTAATTCATCTTTATATTGTTTGAAAAGCTGATCTTTCTTCTTATTGATCTTAGCAGACATATTCAGCATATTTGTAGTAAATCCAGAACATAGAATATTACAATATGGCTGGAACTTCTGTTGTCTCATTAAATATCTCTTCAATACTTCTACAGTGATCTTATCTTCCATTAAAGCAAAAGACAACTTCTTGTTTATATCGCCTAATACATCATCATCAATTGGCTTATTAATATAATGGAAAAGATCGAATAAGTCTTGTTCTATGAATGTCTTATTCCACCACCATCTTCCTACTGTAGTAGTAAAGGAATTCTTATTCTTCTTATTCCCAGGGCCATAAGAATTCGGCGGAATTGTAATGATATCATATGTATGAAATCTAGGTTCTTTCCCATCCAATATACCGAATGTTTCCATCATAGCAGATAACGATTCTAATTGCAATTGTGATAAATTAAGAAAATATTCAATATCTTCTTTTTTCTTTATAATCTTAGGAATTCTGACATTTGTTTTAGTAGCCATTTAGACATAGTCCTCCTATAATAAATTTCTGATTTATTAATAGAATGTAAATGAACTGAGAAAATATCCCAGACTCTATATAGAGTCTGGGATATAGTATAATATATTCTGTATTAACTTTTAGTTACAAGTATATTGAATAGCGGATCATGATTGATTTTCTAAGATCAATAATCGATTCGTTACTGAAATTCAATCTTGTTACAGGTCTGATATTCTCATATGTATACTCCTTAATTCCTCCAGCTAGTGTACGTCCTGTAGCATGAGGATAAGCAACACATAAAGACATCGAGTTTACTCTGGCATCATTCAGTCCCGTACCATAGAAAAAGAAGTCTCTGCAATCATCTTTAGAGATAGACATCTGCATAGATACAATCGTTTCTACTTCTGTATCTGTAGACTCCTGTGTAGTATATACATTTGCATCTATAGGAGTACCATCCGTAAACTGTTGTGTAAAGGTAGGAACAGAATCAAACTTCTTAAAATAATATGCAATACGTCCATCAGAATTTGCATTCTTCTTTCTACCAAAATATGTACCAGCTTTTGTATAATCTCTCTGTACAGCCGTCAAATCAGAATCAGCTGTAGTAAACCGGAAGGGAATAATACCGCCATACGTATCATCATAGTCTGGTTTAATCCAAGATGCATAGCGAGCTGCAAAGACCTGCGAGTTTTCTCTGCCACATCCATCTGTTCCTACACAGAAGAGATATACTTTTTCAGGAGTTTTAGATACATTAGAGGGTTGTTCATCATCTAATGCTAAAGCAGAATTATAAGTAGGAGTCTTCTCAGGTTCATCAATATCAAACAAAGCTCTAGCAATAAATCCACCACCAGCCAATGTCATAATATTATGCTGTCTAAAGAGTTCTTCTCCTGTATCCGTATAATAGGCTACTACTTCTGTTTTAAATTTAGAATGAGTAGCTAATTTGTTTTGAATGATTGTAGAAATATCATCATTTGATATACCTACTTTATCAGAAAGCTGTATAAGTTTATTCATTATAATAAACTTCTCCTTTCATAATGAAAAATATATAGAAGTGCTTATGGAGTAATAATCTTTTCCCAAATATCATATAATATCATTGTTGGGTTTGCTATAGTAGAGAAGCATCCTGGAGCATCTAATTGTTCTGTTGTAAATGATGTACTAGTTCCAGCAGGGTTAATATTCCATGTGAGTTTATATCCTGGTCGAATATTATTAACTTTAGATGCTAATGGTTCAGTAAGTGTACCATTCATATCCACATCAATATCAAAATGAGTATGGTTATAAGATATATTAAACGTTATAGTTCCTTTCATTTTTTTTTTTGACTGATACAGTGCCGTCTCCAGGTCTAGTAATAATATAATTTTCTATAGGCTCAAATTTAGAAGCATGCTCAGACCAATATTGTGTGGCTTGATATATAGGAATAAGAGCAGATGGAACCAAAATTTTACATGTGGCTGGGAGAGTTTGACTGGTCGATAACTTAAATTTCATCTGATTATTATCTAGTATAATATATTTAAGATTATTACAGCCTTCAAATATATTATAGGTATTGCATGACGGGTTTGATGTGTTTATGTGACCTAAATGAATAACTTCTAAATTTTTGCACCCAGAAGCTAAACGATCAATATTTATTAAATTTGGTGTATTAAAATTAGATAAATCCAAAGACTTTAATTTTTCGCATCCAGAAAGCATAGAAGACATGTCCATAATTGCTGTCGTCGATATTGTAGTTAAGTTAATTCTAATCATGTTTAGATTCCCAGCGACTAAACTATTAATATTTTGTATATTATGAGTACTAGATGCATTCCATTTTGAGAAATCTAATTCTGTTATCGATGAGCAATTTCCAAATGCCCAAATCGCAATAGTGCAATTTTTAGGATTAATTTTATTAATAAAATTTTGAGCGCATTCAGTTGTTAACTTAAAACATGCATAAAATAAAAAAGAAATATTATACGCATTAGCGATCGGTTTATTTGCAATTTTAACTTCTGTTAATTCAAAGCATTCGTAAAATAAATCAGAAATATTTATAACTTCACTCATATCTAAATTAGATAAATCAACAGATTCGAGTTTATGACAATATGAAAATGCAGATTGAATATCTTGAAGTTTTGCATATTTCCACTTATCTGGAAATTTAATGCTTTTCAAATTTAAGCATTTATTGCATAAAAATGTAATAGTATTAAGAGGAACATTATTTGTTCTATATTTTAGTTGAGTTAAATCTATAGATATTAGAGATTTACACCCATCAAATGAATAATCCATAGATATTACAGAAGACGCATCTATCCAGCTCAAATCGATACTAGTTAATTTATTTGCATTATACGCAAAATAGCTCATATTATCAATATATTTTGTATTAATATTTAATTTAGGAATAGAAGTTAAATTAGACATATCAGATGCATATGGATTTGTCACTTTATCAACCGCAGAAAACAGTCCAATAATACTGTTAGCTAATAATCCGGAGTTTAAATAAGTTAATTTATTTGCCGGTATAGTAGTTAAATTATTATAATTAGAAATATTTCTAATACACCAATAACTTAAATCTACACTTATATTTTTTAGTTTCTTAAATATAACTTCACTATTTGTGGATGCTATAATCTGAACTGATCGATTATTAGCAGGAACCCACTGTATAGGAATATTTGGAGTGGCATCTATCCAATCGTTACTTATATTATCTGGTTTCGTATATCGTTCATCTTTAGGAGTAATTGTTACAATTATTTTATCATTGCTAATCAATTTACAGTCAATAATTTCCGTATTTCCTATAGAATTCATTGTTTCAACTGCAAGTGTTCCATCCGGTTTAGTGTATTGTATAGTTAAAATTCCTTGGAAGCTGTTTAATTTTTTTGATTATAATCGTTTTGGCCAATACAGCAGCACTTACTTTAATCTTTACGTTGTCTCTAACTGTATATGTATTATTAGCATTTTTATGAGCACCACTAACCGTTGCATCTCCTGGGCTATAGTTATTGAGATCGTCTGTAGATAGTTTATATCTAATAATATCATCATAATAAATATCATTCGGATATAAAGTAGTAATCTCTGTATATATATCAGAAGATGTGCCATTACCATTAATATTTACATAGAGTTTATTATGAGGTTGTAATTCTGCTTCTAATTTGTATTTTCTCTTAGATGCAGGATCAGATTTTATTGTACATGGTCCAGTAATCTTATATGCTTTCTTACCAGCAATTGTTATTTCAGTATAAGATCCTGTAATCTTATACTTCCCAGCTGCCCAAATTTTCTTATCTTTAGGAACTACAGAGATATAGATAACTTCTTGATATTCGATATCAAAATTATCGGTATATACGACGCCATTCTTATCTGTAATCTTGATAAATTGTTTGTCAGCATCTGTATTGATCAAAGTAATTCGTTCTTTTTCTAAAGTAGCTGGAGTAACAATACATTCCATATCTCCTGCAGAGAATTTAAATCCGCCAGGTTCATCACTATGAGGACCAGAATAAGACACTTTACCCGCTACATAATGAGCATCCGGAACTAAGTCAACCCTAACTAATGTCATACGTGGAATACTGAAATAATGAATACTTCCATCTGCAGGAACAACATCCGTTAGAATATGAACCAAATCTTCTCCATGCAGGAACTTGATGCCCTGATGTTTATAGATCGTATCCTTTTCTGTTGTATCAATCTTAAACCGATACTGATGAACGGTAGCCGGAGCTGCGGTTACTGTCAGATCAGAATGTACACTAAACAATGGTTGATGACCAGGTTTCTGTACCGCCGATCCTGTAATATGATGATTTCCAGGATCATATCCTTCATCGGCTCTTATTGGAATCAAAACAATCGCGCCATCTGGTACATCTAAAGAATCTGTATAATAGTTACCTAAGTATACAACAGTAATTGTTTCATGAGGTTGTTGAACAATTGTTATATGTCTCATAATAGGAGCAGCATCAGTAACATATAACGAGCAATCACTCTTAATGGTATATGTGCCATCTACATGATCAATAACATCTCCATCAAAATAGACACTTCCTGCAGTATATCCAGTATCCGCTGTTACCGATGCACTAATCGTATCACCATGTGTTACGGTAACTGATTGTCCAGGATTATAAGTAATTCCTTTATAAACAACCTTAACCGTCTGGTGTTGATACTGAGGAACAGAAATAACATACTTCTTAAGTTCATTAGCAGATGCAGTCAATGTAACATCACCCGTCACATAAAACCGTCCAGATTCTATAAGATCATATGTACCCGCTATATTTACAGTATTTGTTGTATACCCAGTATCTGCACTATAAAAATAGTCAATATGATCTCTATAGTAAGCATCAAACGATATGCCAAGGATAGTGTTATTATTAACTCGGCATACTACATGACCATGTGGAGCATGCACTAAAGTAATATGATATTTCTTTCGAGTAGCCTTAGTGGCTCTAATTGTACAATCTCCGATAAGATTATATTTATTACCAGTTTCCAGCATCATTTCAGGAGCAGGAATAATCGAACCCGCATTAAATCCTGTATCTGCACTAATCTCTACCCATATAGGAGAATTGTATGCTGTATACGCAGAGCCATTTGTAATCTGTCTAAGAACTCCATTATAGTAATAAGTTACTTTAATAGTCTGATGATCTGAAGGAACAATAGAGAATTTAAATCTCTTAATATCGGCTATAGCTGTACTCTGAATATTTACATCTCCAGTAATTACCCATCCACTATCGGTCTTTGTAAATCCTCCAGTAACAGTATAATTATTAGAATTATCTATAGTATATCCAGCTTCCGGTACTACTTTAATTGATGTAATGGTAGAGTTGTATGGAACCGTTTTATTTGCACTATACGTATTTCCATTAACTACATATTCAATCTTCTGATGAGGTTTAGTCTGTAAAGTAATTTGATAATTCTTAGGTGTAGCCGCAGTAGCAGATAATATCGTTGTATCTGTAACGATTATAGTAGGCTGAGGTACATGTCCAGGATTATAGTGTTCATTAGTCGATACAACTTCTACTGTAATTGTATCGCCATTCTTAACTATGAAATCTGTATAGTATTTCTTACCATTATATGTTACAACTAACTTCTGATTGGGATACTCCGGAACAACTACTTTACACTTAGCTAATTTAACTGGAGTAGCTTGTAATGTAATGGTATGATCTACAGTAATTTCTGTATTCTCAGGAACATTCAATGTACCTTTGATGTACTTATCAGAATCAGTTAACGTCAATGTGGCTTTGATTTTAGATCCCTTAGGAACTACAATACTCTTAGTTGTTTTCATTCCTTTATACTCCACAGTAATTGTCTGATTGGGAGATTGTATAATATGAACCACACAGTGGGTAATCTTATTTTCTTCATCCAAATGATTCAAGAAGAACCATTCAAATTCTTCTGGTTTCAAATTGAAATGTCTAAAGTTTGTTGCTTTAGCATTGGGAGTTAAAGACAATTGTGTGTATAATGGTTCATCTTTATGAGGATGAACCAAATCAATCATGATCTGTGGTTGTGTTTCATCCAATTCATGATAATGAGTATACCAATCACAAAGCCGTTCTGTTTTCTTATCTCCATCTAAGAAGTCTGTTAATAAGATACCAGAATCTATCTTAACTTCGTCGGATGCATAAAACTGTATATCACTATAAGCAGACCCATTTAACTTTTCTGTAGAATCGGCCTGAGGAGTGTTATAGTTCAATACTGGTCTTAATCTTCCGGGCACATATCCTTTGTCTACTTCTAACTTAGAAGTATAAGAACTTCCATAAGGTACTTCTACAGGAGAATTAGCAGATGTATATGTATTAGCTCCTACAGTAACAGATACTTTCTGATGAGCATAAGAAGGAATATAAAACGTTACTTTCTTCTGAGATACAGGAGACACTATTAAAGTTAACGTTAATGTAGATAAATCAAAGCAAGGAGATCCAGAATGAATTGTATATGGCTTATTCACTTCATGATCTTTAACTGTTCCTGGAATATAACCAGGCTTTGTTGACTTTGCTTCTACAAAGTATTCTGTATCATAAGGAACTGTATATGTCTTATCTGCTGTAGTAGAAGAAGAGTATACACCATGAGTAGATACAAAGGATATAATTTGATTGGTTGTCTTAGGAATTTTAATTGTACATGTTTTAGGAACAGCTTCTTCTTTTGCATAGATATATTTATTCTTAAAGATCTTATGTTTCTTATTGTCTATATTCTTTAATACAGACTTTGTATATCCTTCTTCTCCAACTAGATCTACAGAATATTGTGAATTTATTTTTAATGTAACTACTTCTTTTTTCTTTAGTATTTCATCCACTTCTCCAGCTCTATTATATGTAGTCACCTGGATATATTGATGATTATATTGCTTCAATACCAAATGAGCAACAGAAGAAGTAGCAGGTGATGCATATATAGTTGTATTCGAGTCTAATACTCCAGACTCTTTATTCAATCGTCCGGCAGTATATTCTTCAGAGTCTGCTTGAATAGATGCTCTATATTTTGTAGACTTAGGAAGCTTAGTAGATGTAGTTAGATCTATATGCTCTGCCACTATATTCACTCTCCTTATATAAAGAATTATTGAAATTACTAAAGTGTTTCAAAGCTAAAGAATGTTTATTTCCCAAGAGCTATAATGCTCTTGGGAAATAATTAATAGCATATTAGTATTTCAGCAAATCTGCAATCTTAACATCTTCTCCCCAAGCTTCCTGGAGATCTTCTAAAGTTAACGGAATAAAATCTTCTTTCTTCAGATAGCCTGTCATATCTATTCTCTGAGTACCCAAGATTTCCCAATTATTATCTACAAAAATATATTCTGTAAATAAGTTATTGAGATGAGCATCTGGTCCTTTAAGTAAATATATTGTATCTGTAGAAATATTTTCTGTAGGAAGCATATCTACCACTTTGAAAGAAAGCTTCGGAATTGTAGAAACTTTAGAATCTACATAAGACTTAATTCCTTCAGAAGTTACAGGATTCTTGCTGGATTCTGTCGGAGCAGCATCGAATATAAGTTTATCCTGTTTAGCTTCTAAATCTTCTTTTTTAACAAAATGATTCATAATTGTATCCAATGTAGATTTAATATATGCTTTAATAATTTTAATATGAGCATTCAAAAGAACTTTATCAATTGTATAAGATTTCATTATATATAATTCTCCTTTATAAAAATTAATCAAAATTTAATTTATAATCTGTTGGTTTAATATCAGAAGCTTCGATGACTTTATATTCTAATTTAGATACTTCAAATTCATGGAAATAATTAATGAATTTAATATTTGGCATAAGACTTTCTACACCATTTTTACATACGCCACATTGTCCGGCCTGGCTTGTTATTACTGTATGAATAGAATAATTATTACTATTTGCTATCATTAACATACATGCATGGTCGTATGCTCCGCTATTTATTAACGCCCACAATTGAGGGAATGATGCTCGCATTTGAGCACTATTCATAAAGAATGCTTTAAGCACGTCCATTTGATCTTTAGATATTTTAATTACGCCAGCATCTCTATGATTCATGAGCACCAACGGAATTTCTAATTCATTAAATGTATGATTATCTGCTTGATAAGATGATGTACCGGTTATTCTTAATTTAATATATTTTCCGTTTAATTCTTCCGTATCTAATCCAGTATATAATATATCATCGCTTAAAGTTAATGATTTCCATTCACTTACAATTTCATTTTTTTTTTTACGTCTACCGTACCATCGCCAGGTTTAGTAATCGTATAATTAGAAATCAAATCGATTTCAATATGATACTGAGTATACTGGGCCTGATCAATTTGAGATTTGATAGAATCTAATTTAGCCTGGTCTCCAGGAATGAGAATAGTTAATGTGTCGGTATTTCCAAAACTATTAAACCAATCTACAAATTTACTATTTGTTAATAATGATGTATTTTCATCATTAAATATGATATATTTAAGATTTTGGCAGTTAGAAATAATAGAACTATACTCATGAGTAATATCAATAATAAAAGATCCACTTAAATCCAAAACTTCTAATTTAATACAGTAATTGAATGGGTCATTATAAGATTGCAATGACGATGTATTAAATGTAGACATGTCTATGGATTTTAATGATCTGCAGTTATTAAACATATTATCTATTTCTTTTACTTTAGATGTATTTAATCCAGATAGATCAATTTTTTCTAGCATATCACAGCTATTAAACATATTCCTCATATATATCACATCAGATGTATCTACTACTATTTTTGGAATGCTAGTTAATTGACTACAGGATTGAAACATATTATTCATGGTCGGTTCAAGACCTTCGAATTTACCTATGGCTTTAATTGCTGGATTTGTAATAATATTTTTGGTAGTTTCGGTTAATTCTGTAAGATTCGAATATTCGTCCGGGTACCAATCATTCATATAATCCTCAAAAGCAATTCCTGCTGCTTTTGTAGCGGGAGTAACTTCTGTAATATGAATATCTCCACCAATTAAACAGTTACTAAAGAGATCATCACTAGTGATGGTTGTATCGTCAAACATACCAACATCAGAATGCACTTTTGCCGATCCTGCTTTATATCCTTCCATAGGCTTAAGTTCGATAATAAAACTGATTAATCCATTACTAGCATATAAATGATCGGCATTATCGATTGATTTATAAGGTGATGTATCTATTCCGCCACCATCCAACTGATATTTAATATACTGACCATGCATATTTGCTTGATCGGTAATAATGCTGTATTGTTTATTTCTCAAGCTTTTTAAATCAACTCCACCACCATTACTAATACTTCTAATCTTAGCTGGCATATCTTTAGGCATAATCAGATCAGTTGTACTTGTCTTTTCTCTAATAGCGTCGCCGATGTTTGTTAAAGTCTGCTCTTTAATTAAAGCTAATTCACTCATTGACCATAATCTCCTTTGAATTAATAACCATGCTCTTCAGCATTTTTAATAGTCGCCAAAACGGCTGCAATTTTAGAATCTATTTCAGACCTACTATATGTATATGCTTTGATTCCCTTAGACTTTACAGGGTTATCCGAGTTATCTGTAGGAGCTTCATCAAATGATAATGCATTCTGTTTTCCATTTAATAGTCCATTAACTTCTGTTTTGTTATACACTTCAGATAACTTATTTTTTACATATGTTTTAATTAAACGAACTCGTTCTTTCTCGAGTTCCTTACGTACCAAATAATATTTTTCGGCCATAAATAGTTCCTCCTTAAATTACAACCAATTTTGATTTACTTTGATGTTGAACATCCAATTTATATATCCATCCCTGATATCAGGGATGGATATATAACTATAAATTTATTAAATTTTTATTGCAGTACTTACTGTAATCGTCATATCTTTTAGTATATATCCAGTTTGATCTACATTCAGAATGCCTGCTTTATATCCTGGATCGGGTGTAACTATAATAGAGTATGGTGTTCCAGAGTCTGCCATAAATACAGTATCATAATCTGTAGAATTACAATGTACGACAATCGTTTGATTCGGCTGCTGTACAATTCTTACCATATATCTTCTAATTTCAGCATCTGTAGCACTTAGAGTAATATCAGATGTGATATTATTCACTTCATTCATATTGATCATACCAGCAACATAATGATCATTGATCGGTTCTACACGAGCTGTTATATTCGCATGTACAGGAACTCTGAAGTTGTCTGTATATTCTTCGCCATTATAAGTGGCTACAATCTTCTGATGATCATATTTTGTAATCTTAATCAAAGGTTTATTGATGATTGCTGCTGTTGCTTCAATATCAATATCATCAGATACTATCAACGTATTAGATACATTCAGATTTCCTGGTCTATAATCTACCGATGTAGAAACTATAGATACAGTCAACTGGCTTCCATATGGTGCCATAAATGAATTGGTATAATTAATATTATTATAGCGTACTGTAATGATCTGACGTGGCAATTGATGAATTCTGATATTAAACTTCTTGTAGGTTGCTGGTTCTGCTGTAATATTGATAGACTGAGTGATCGGATTAACCATATCAAAGCTAATTGTACCGGATTTACTAATATTAGGTTCTCCTGGCTGATATCCATGATCTCCAATAACCTTAATATAGTATCTGCTACCATTCAATATATTAGCCAATTCTTTAGTTTCTCCAGCCAATGTGGTACCACTTACGCTACCAGCCGTAAATGTAATCGATTCATGCTGTGGAGCTGTAAGACGTACAATATATTTGTTTGGCTTAGCTTCCATAGCAGTAATTTCCGTATCAGAAGTAATAGCAAATGTTGGTTTAACTGGTCTGCCTGCACTATATCCTAATTCAGGAATTACTTTAACTTGTACCTTGCTATAGATAGTAGTTGTAAATTCTGTCGTATAATCATGACCATCATGATAAGCATGAATTGTCTGATTAGGTGTCTGAATAATCTTAACTTTATATTTTCTTATAGTTGCTGGTGTTGTAGTAACCATAAAGATTCTACCAGGCAATAAAGTTACATTGTTCATTTTACCCCTACTCGGTACATTTAAAGTTCCTGGCTTATAGGCTGTAGCGGATGTAACCGAAATAATATAAGAAGCATCCATCGGTACAGTTTCTTCTACAGTTGTTCCAGAAGTAGCGATAACTATCTTATCATCATAGATAAACCGAATTGTTTCATTCTCAGGAGCTACCAAACGTACTGTACACGTTTCTATAATAACTGGTTTAGCAGAAATCTTATAGCTCTTATCAATAGTAATATACTCTTCTTTCTTATTAATTTCTACATCATTAACGATTAATGCTGTATCTGTATGATATCCAGGATCTACAGCTACTTTGAAAGTGACCAAAGTTCCTGTGATAACTTCGAAAGAGCTATCTACGCTTAAGACTTCATCATCATGAGTAGCCGTAATATGTACATGTTTAGGACAGCTTACATAGACATATTCCATCTCTGGAACAGCATCTGTAGCATAGACTTCCATATCTTCATCTTGAGCATATCCGTATCTTCTATTTAATCTTCCTGGAGTATAGCCTGGAACTTTATCTAAGAAAGCATAAAATTCTTCTCCATATTTCAAAGTAAAAGTAATATACTCTTCTGTAGCTATAGCTGGTCTATCTAAAGTATATCTATAGAGCTTATTGTCTTTTAAATCTTTAGATTTAAACCCCGTAGGATGATTAGCATCTATCGGTATAAACCGGAAAGATTCATAAGACTTATCACCCTCCATAGTAAATCCTTGCCATGTGGTGGCTCCAGCATCTGTCTTATAAGTATACCAATAAGTCACCAATTTCTTATTAGTAAATTGATCTGCTTTTCTAGCATTGATTTCACCAAATGATACATTGGTTGTGTATACTTGTCCGGTAGATGTATATACAGTAATAATCTGATTCTTAGGAACTTTTACTTTAACTTTAATTGTATTGGTTGTAGGCAAGTTATGAGATTTAGCATATGGAATATATTTGGGATTAATAGAATCTTCTATTGTTCTATGCTGTTCTATATATTCCTTAAATCCAAGATGATCATAATAATGAGTACTTACATCCATCGTTGTAGTTTCTCTGAATCTACTGATATATTCATGCTTATTCAATCTAACCATTGTATCCGCACAGTCTATATATTTCAGAGTATTCATATATGGGTCAGTAGCATCAAAGATAATATAGTCACTCTTAGAACGCAATACAATCTTATAGGACTTGAAGAATGTAATAATGGTAAACAGCATATCCAAAAAGAAATTGCCAGAGATTCCAGGTAAATGATCAAAGATATTTCTGAATAAATCAGAGTTGATATATTCTTCCAGAATATATACAATATCAGAAATACGTTCAACAATTTTCTCGTTTCTCATTGTCTTATCAGAAATATTCTTAATCTGCATATAGTCAGTATACAATTCATGATCTTTATACTTTAAAAATTCTGATAAGCTATTAGCAATACGAGTTTTTCCATCTACCTTAATCTTATAGTAGTCAAAGGTTTGTCTATAAGTCATTAAAGAATCAAATAATTTCTTCCAGATCTTATAGATATCTACATTCTGAGATCTAAACATATTTGCCACAATAAACTGGTAGATATCTTTATTGGAGACTTTCTTCTTACCTGTTCTAAACATGTCTGCAATTTCATTCATAGATTCGAAGACATTATTTTCTCCAGGCTTAATGTCAAATTTCCATACTTTCTTAGTTCTATTTTTAGGTAATCCTTCTGCTTTATTAGCAGAATAGATAAAGGTTGTATCAAAGTTGTCTGGGTCTCTTCTTTGCTCCCAGATCCATTCTTTTAATTTACCCATATCTGCTTTAAAGTTAAATCCTCTTACATAGAGAATCTTACCCAAAGTATTAATGATTGTATCTTCCACTCCAGAATACAAATAAGACAATGCATTCATATATGTAAACAAATACGCTACATTGAAACTCTTATAAGGTACAATAGAAGGAACTTGTACTTTGAGTTTATCTTCTTTAAAAACATCATCAAAAAAGATATTGTAGAAGTAACAAATATTGAAAGTCATCTCGGCAATATTAAACACGTAGTTTAATCCAAAATACTTGGTTCTTTCATAATTAAACTTTTTAGCTAAGATTTCTCTCTTAATCTTCTGATGATAAGCCGCGGTATCATCACTATATCCTACACCATCCCAGAAAGAATCTTCTATAGTTACGGTATCATAAGATAAGACATTTGTTTTCTTGATAATATTCTTATTAAAGTACTCATCCTCAATAGGAACACCAATAAACTTCATATCTATATCTTTAGTATAGTCTTCTTCTATGGTATCGAATACAAATCGTTCATTCTGTAGATAAACAAAATGGAAAATAATCTTTTTATCTTCATTATGTTTGCCCACGTCTCTGAATGTGAAGTATCCAGAAATGATATCATACTCATTACTAGGAATTAATGTTCCGTCACTATACGTTACATAGGTATACCACCCATTTTCTTCAAACTTATCGAATGGATATGGAACTTTAATCTGCAAATCATTATTAACATCATTGACTGCAATAGGATTACTGTGCTTAATATAAACAGCCGTTTCATTAACATCTTCGTATCTGTTATTATAAACCCAAACGATATTTATGGCATCATTTTTCTTAACAACATCTCCACCAGTCAGTGTTAGTTTAGTATTAGTCAATTTATAATCATTCGATAATAGATCTGAATTATGGAAAACCAATGCAGACTGTCCAGTTTCTACATAATTGATAAACGGAGCTGTAATATCAAATTCTGTCTGTCCTAACTTGCCAGCCACTACATGAGTTTGCTTTAGTTCGATCATATCTTTAGAGTAATTATTCATTACGTAAGTAATATTGACAGATTGATTCTTATATGGTCTATTGCTCGGATTTATGATAGTAATCAATCCAGTATTAGAAACGGTATAATCTATATCTTTCCTTAAATAATTACCCAAGATATCTACAATGATTGCATTTTTATTTTCAAAGAAATTAGATTCTGGAAGATTAGCTTGGAATTGTCTGTTCTTCACTCTATCTTCATAAGCAGGAACAATCTTTTCAGAAGAAATTCTAATATTAGAATTATCTGGGCCACCTACATAAGTGACAACCATCTTCTGTCCTTTATGCAATCCAATAGCTTGATCTCTAATCGTTAATGTATCATTATAAATATCGTATAAATCGGAGCTCAGCATATTTGGCTGGTTTCTTAGTGTTACATAGGCTTTATATCCAATTTTAAAGAAATTCTTAAAAGGAGGATGTAATTTAAATGTAACTTGGAAACCCGTATTAGCTGTAAATGTTTCTGTCGAATCTACAATTTGAATATTATTAATAACTGAAGTGTGAGAATAAATAAAGTAAGGAACGATTTTCTTGTTCTTATATTTAGCCACATTAGTGAACTTAATCAACCCAGGTTTATCTGTTCGATTCAATGTATAATCAGACTCTGGAATAATAGTAGGTCTGATGTCAGTTGTCATCAGAATAACATCATTTTCTTTTTCAAAATATTTTAAGAAAGGAATTTGGTTATTGATCTGACATTCTCCAGAACCTGTAACAACAGCAGGAAAACCCAATTTAAACTGCGATAATATTCCTTCTCCCCAGATATACGCAATAGTAGCTTCATTGCTGGCATTGAAATTGCTTTTCAAAGTGATAGTTGAATTAGCTACATCTATAATATATTTATCTTCGGGTACTGGAGTATTATCAATGATCAACAGAATCTTATTTTCATCGGCGAAATAAGTTGGATTGAATCTTTTATAAGCATTTAGAGTCATCTTACCAGAAGTAGAAATAATACACTTTTCTACTTTAGTATGAATAGCATGCTTTGTATCTATATATGGCTTAACAAATTCTGTATTATAATAGAAGTCAATATCAATAGTTGCATTATTTAATCCAGATTTCTTAAATGTAATCTTTCCATTATTAATGGTATAATCATCGCCCCATTTTAAAGGAGTATTCTTATACCATAAGAGCATCTGATTTGTATTCGAAGTAAAGTTAGTAATCTTAACTCCTTTAAACATTGGATAGGGAATAGGATATTCTTTACCAGTCATTACATTCTTAATAGACTGATGTTCACCTTTAATAATAGAATTCAGATTAGAAGACTTCTTCTGCATCTGATTATATATTAAATCTCCCCATCGATCTATATTACGATCTCTAAGTATAAAGTATTTGAATACTTGTATATTTTCTGCTCCAAATAGATCAATAATATTTAGCATACCTTGTGCACAAGATTTATACCGAATCAGACTATTAATATTCTTACACATGCGCCACTGATATTTCAGAGGAATTGTGTTATAATACGGAATACCATACATCTCGAAAATATACTGGATAAAACGTTTATCAAATATATCTCTCTTAATAATATCCTCATGCACATTAGCCAATATATCGGTAATGGTCATAATCATGATCATCATACCCATAAAATTGGTATAATAGTCAGAACCAATTTTCAAAGCTTCGCTATACAAAGTACTCATTACATATAATCTGTTTTCTTCATACTTTGTTTCAAACTTTTCAGATACAACTCCATTATCATCAATCTTAGGAATATAGAGCAGCTGATATTCATAAGCTTTTCTAACTTTATATGGAGTTAATCCACAAGCAATATAGTCTAAATAATCCGCATCTGGGTAATCTATTTTAATCTGGTCAAGAATACCTTTATGCTCAAGATATAAAATCTGCTGATGGGATAACTCATGTACATACGTAATGCCTTCATTGTTAATAAACTCCTGTATTCCATTCACATCAAAATATTCATAATCCATAATCGGAATACCATAGTCTCCGATATTAGGAAGACCACAGAGTTTACGATAGTAATTATTCTGTTCATTATAATCTCTAATGAATTTCTTAGCAGCTGCTTGTGTAGCACTGTCTCGTAAGCTGTAATAAGCAATAACTTTATTATCAGCATATTCTTTTACTTTGTAATCTCTGAATGCTTCTGCTTTAGAGCCAGTAGTAACTCTAAAAGTATCTCCTATTTTATGAACTTTATTTACTTCATCTGGAAGCTTATATCCTATAATATGATCATGAGTATCTTTCACAGGATCCATAAAAATAGATTCTTTAACATCCGGTATATTATTGCGGTCTTCTATACATTTACCAACTCTCGAATCTCCAACCATACCGATGCTTTTTAAGATTTCTTCATCATAATCAAACAATTCAAATATAGCATTGCCCTCAATACAGGCAATTAATGCATCCCCATTGAGCATACTCTGTTTAGTTTCATTTTGTAATGCTTCTTCTTCATTCTTAATGACAGAGTTGAATGCCAATAACTTGGAATAATACAACAGATAATCTATAGCCGGATTAGCCGTATATGTCTTATTTATCGTTAGATTACTCACTTAGAATGCTCCTTTCCTTACCCTTTGGATTATATTATTACTATGTAGTCAACCTCAAATTCTCATATTTATATTGATTCTGAGCCGTCATCTTAGGACATTATATTAAATTATAATGAAAGGAATATATGGAAATATGAACTCGAATATAGAATCGATTCTAGTAGAAAAAGAATTTCCTAACGTATTCTCATACGGCGGATTTAATCCTACCTTAGAATCTCCATCCTCTCCATTTTCCATATCATTTGCTCAAACAAAAGAAACTCTACAAGATGTAGATGTATATAGAAACTTTTTATATTCAGCGATTACCAGAGTAAGAACTTCTAATTTTTATAGACATTATAAAGCTCATCTGATTCAGATGGGTGTTGATCGCTGTCAATTGCATCCTCATATTACCGTTTCTTCTGATGGAGAAGATGATGTGGCTACTATAGAATTACATCACCATGTTTTGACTATATTTGATATAGCCTTAGTGATTACAGAACACATCTTAAATACATATGGCTCTTTATCCAGTTTTGATTTATCAGAATTAATCAAAATGGAACATATGAATCATAATGTTGGTACAGTTATGCTGTGTAAAACATGCCATCAATTATATCATAACAATGAAAACTTTAAAGTTCCCTCTACATTAGGGTTTGGTAAATGGTGGGAATTATTACAGAAATATAAATATGGGATCACCAGAGATTTGGCTATTAAGATTTATTACATGTTAAAGAATGATCTTAAGAACGCTGATGATCGAGATCAAAAAATAAAAGAAATGTTAAAGATCAGAGACCAAATCATAGATTGGTCTTCTTATAATGAAACTTACTTTAATTAAATGAGAATCTCAGTACTATATAGTACTGAGATCTTGTTTGTAATATAGTCTTATACATCTCTATAATATATAAGGAGGTTTTATATATGAAACATTCTCTTGGATATAATTGGTTTTATAGACATTGGTTTGCTATGAAAGAATGGTTTAAATTACAAATTCCAAAGTGTAAACAATTCTTAGCTTCTATGAAAAACTTAATAGACAATTTCATTGAAATATACAAAGCATATTCCTACGTCATTTTATTATGGGTGTGGTGTATATCTGTACTGGTAAGTCCTGAAAACGTCTTATTTTCATCTTGCATGATCCTAATCGTGGCTTTACTAACGCTTTTAAATCATCATTTTTCGTTTAAAGAAGAAAAGTTCTATTTAACCACAGATTTTTCTAAATCCATTCAAGAATTAGACGCATTAATTGCAGAATGTATTCAGGAATATTTAGTAATGAATGGAATGGGTTCTAAAACATTCTTTACATCTAAAGAAGAAGATATGCTTCGTGATGAAACAACCAATATGGTGAGTGCTAAAATGAGCAAACCGCTGTATGCTAAACTTTGTGCTTCTTATAATAAAGAAATTATTTATAACGTAATAGGCTCCAGAATATATATGATCATTATGAGATTTGTTACAGAGACCAATACAAAATCATCCGATAAAAATAAACCTAATCCAAATGTTCCCAGCCCACAACAAAATATTATCGATCAGATCAACAATGGTATCAATATAGATAACTTATAAGAGATTCCCATAGAGCATACGCTCTATGGGATATTCTATTGATTATTCTGCATTACTTAATTTCTGATACAATTTATCAATACATGTATACAATGATTTGAATAATTGTAATCTGGCTCCAGAGGCATTCTGCAATCCTCCATAGTTCAGCATATAGAGATTATTATTCAAAGTATAAATAAAGAAGATATCATTATAATCTGCAATAGACATAGTCATAGACAGTTTATACAGCATATAGATAAATGCTTTTCCCAGAATATCTTTATATGGAGTATATTTATCTTTTTGAGATATAATCATACGTTCAATATATTCTGGTATATGATCTGCACAGGTAATATTATTCTTTTCTTTACCGGGCTCCAATCTATATCTGATAAATGTATTGATATTTTCTAAAGCTCTTTTGTATCTAACTTCATTGGTACAATTCTTAACCAATTGATGTATATTATCAAAATGATCAATAATATCAATTAATCTAGTTAAGAATAAAGTATCTTTATAAGTCATTCTAGTTTCTATTTTCTTATCAGAAGTTAATATTTTTCCTTCATCTTCCGGCATAAGAATATATTCTGATACCTCTTCTGTATCTTCATTATAGCCATACATTTTGTTATTAGCATCAAAATAATGCTTAGATATCTGATCAGGATATGTTTTCTGTGATACTTTGGATACTTCTTCGTTAAAACGTTCTTGCTCCATATCCATATACATATTGTATGCTTTATAAATCAATTCTTTTTTAGCAATTTCAATACCAGATTCTTTTTGCTGTGTATTGTCAGAATGAAGCAGATCTATGGTATCTTGTTCTAAATATTTGATATATTTATCAACGTTGAATTCTATTTTAGTATTAGGATCATCTTCCTTTTCTGCAGCTAATTGCTTTCCTATATTATAGAGGGTAATTTGATCTTCTGTTAATTTTGTTTTATCTTCTTCTGTCAGATCAGGAATATTAAAGTTATTCAGATCTTCTTCAGAAATACTATCCTGAATCAGCTTATCTATTTCTTCATCGGTAGATAATTCTTCTTGTATTTTTTCTTTATCTTTTTCGAACTCTTCAATAAGTTCATCTAATTTTTCATTATTCTGTTGAATGACTGCTTCTTTCGATTTCTGTACATCATTCATAGCTTATTCTTCTCCTTTAACATATTGAGGATTGGTGTTATAAATAACATTGTTTTTCTGTATTTCCAATTTAATGGCTGTAGAGAGAGAAGGATAAATCAAATCATTTTTAAGCAAAGGCTGTATCAATACTTCAAATAAATTAATATCTGGTTCAATATGCTGCATCAAATAATTCATTTCCATAATTTCTTGTGTAGAAGTATAGATATAAGACAATGTGGTCGCTGTATTAAAATCCAATGCCGAAATAAATTTAATACATTGATCCAAATTTGCATTGATGATTGCCAACTGTTGATCTTCATAATGCTCTTTATTATATACCGTACTGATATCTTTAGACTTCTTTAACTTTGATAAATTTAATGCATTGTAGATATATTCTTTCTGACTAATAATAAAGTTGTATAAGAATCGGAATACATAATTATTATAATTTGTAATAAACAAATCAAATACAACTGTAGCCAAATAGAAAATATCCGTATCTGCTTCATAAAAGAATTTAACTCCAGAATTTCTACTAATTCTGGATAAGATCTCTTTATACGTATTGAGTCTGCATAGCTTAATATTTTCTACATCTCCAGGATATCTATTTAATAAATCCCGGAAACCAATTTCTAATTCAGTAACAAAGTTATGCTTCGGTATTGTGCTAAATGAGTCAAAACGCTGTCTCATGAGATCGTCTGTTACATCAAATACGAAGTCAGTATTGAAGTTGGATAAAATAGTAGTGATTTCTCCTCCTGCTTCTAAATAATAAGCTTTATCAATTCCACTTGTTTGCATATGTAATTTTCCTCCGGTAGTTTCCTACCTCCCATTATATAGTAGTACCATATTCAATCAAAAATAAAAAATAAAACAGTGCAGTAAGAGTCATTGAAACGACTCCCACATACTATCTCTTTGGAAGATCACTATGAGTCATATGACTCATAGTGTATTCTATCCAAAATATTTACTGGAAAATAATTGATACAATTTAACCAATACTTCATAGTTATACCCAATATCAATACTATAGACATCTTCTGTTTCTGATACACTCTGTAATCCATATTCTGTATTCAAATGATGAACAGATAATAGAACTCTATACTTAGAAGAAGCATTAAATTCTCTATAATACCCAATGGGTAATTCCCGATTTCTGTACTTCTTCATAAAGTCTTTCAGTTCAAATAAAACATAAGTGATATCAGAATGCTCTGCCATATATAACAGATTAGATAAAAACTTTATCATATATTGACTATGAAGATCTTGATTAGACTTAGAGATTCCTTTGACAACTAAGAAGTCTTCTTCTTTCATAAATCCCGTAGACTTCTTACCATATAATAGAACTAAATTGTTTAGTCCTAAATTATAATAAGAGGTATACGTATTCTTTAATAAGAATTGTACTTCTCCAAATCTCGTATGAGATAAATGCTTATCCAATACAAAGATTGAATCCTTTCTTGTCATTAAGATATTATGAGAATCTATTTGATTAGACTCTATAATATTCTTTCTAGCTTGTAAGAATCCATGATCTAATACTTCTAATAACTTCGCTGCACGAGATGATCTTCCTTTTTCTAATAATCTTCCAACCATAATCTCTCTATCTTGCTTGGAAGATTTTAATAACAGATTGAAAATTTGATCGGATATTTCTTTAGCTTCATGTAAGATACTAATATTCGCATGCTCTATATCATACTCATAGATATATCTCCCAATAACCAAACCAATAGGAGATGTATAGTTGGTATATTCATAGATAGCTTTATCTCCCATTGGACATATCCTCTATTTCATCCATATTGTTCACAATCATTTGCGGATCCATCGTTTCCATAATATACCATCTCTTATCTGCATAAAAGATCGGATAATACATAGCTGGCAATTCATCATGAACTTTTGTATTCACTAAATCATCCACATCATATACAATAGTACATCTATAGCCATATCGGCTATAGATGTAAGCGATTATACATTCTACGACATTTGATGTAAATGTATTCTGAAGATCGGTTAATATAACTACATCTGGATTATAGTAATTATCCATCATGATATCCATAATTGCCATATGAGCACCATATGTATTCATATATCCCATATAGGATCTTCTGAATTGTTCCATATCTTGCTCAATATAAAATTTTTGTATATCTGGTGGAGGTAATATATCTGAGTCTATTGACGATCCTATGGAGATTGTTGATAAGAAAGATCTATAGAAATATTTATCTGTATTATCTCTTACATACCTCCACAATGATTGATCTGCAAAATATATCATTTCTTTTGTTCTCCCATTTGTACAAATGGTGATTTCAATTCTTGATTATTCTGTTGCTGTTCTCGTTTACGGAAGGCAATATCTCTTGCTTTCTTAATATAGATAACCATAGCCTGCGCTACATGCTCCGGAGCAATATTGACATAAGATGGGAAGTTTAATAATCCTCGGATAATATCATCGTTCATATTTCCTTCCCTATAGATTTTATCAATCGTAAATTGACTGGGCATAAGACCATCTGGATAATTCATAACAAATATATCAAATGGTGCATTACCCATATCGTACATCAATTCAATCATCGCTCCCAATTGATATACGGTTGGCATAGGTAGTCCAGACTGTAGGATACTGATTTGTCCTATACGTAATCCATAATTGGATTGGATATATCCGAACAATACCCGACTAAAATCAAAACTGATTTCTTCATCTGGCGGAATAAAGAATAACAAATGTTTCCCATAGAATACAGCAGCTAAGATAGCCGATAGATTCTGAGCTACTACATAATCTGCATATAAATATTGATTATAGATATTTTCTGCATCTAATAATCTTCCATCTATATATGCACTGACAGAATCAAATGGCGGTAATAATACTGACATAAAAGATACCCTGTCAGGAAGTCTGTAATTTCCTGTACTGGGATCCATAATCTCATATCTTCTTCGATCATCGTCTATAATGATAATATTAAAATTAGGATTTGCTTGAGCCATATACAGCTCTTCATAATTAGAGGTAAAGTATGTAGCTCCCCACATAGACATTCCTCTCCTTTCATAATAATCATATTTAACACTCATCATTATAATATATAACAAAAAAGAAATTTGAGGATGATTTAATATCCTCAAATTTCCCTTACTGTTTAGAACTCAGTGGACTTAGGTTTACTCTTAGTAGCAATAATATCTTGAGCCATATCTGCTACAATTGGAGCTCCCAGGGTATTTGGATTATCAAAGGAGACTTTGCTGATGTCTACAGTCTCTTGTTCATCGGGAGTTTTAACAGGAATGTCTTCTCCCTCATGAGCCTGCGGATTCCATTCTTCCGAATTGGCAATATCTAATAAAGCATTTGCCAGCTCATCATTTCCTTTTTCAACGTCTTCTTTCTTTTCTTTTTTCTCAAATTCCTGAGATTTCTTAAGCTCTGCAAAGTAAGATCTGACTGCTTTCTGGAAAGTTCCATACATCGCATCTTCATTCACTTGCGGGAATGCTTTGCTGATATACATATTAGTTATGTATGATCTCAGTTCATAGACGAACACTTTTCCGTTAGGAACTTCAAATTCTTCGTCAATCCTACGATCATACTGAATCTTATCGGCTGCCGGAAGTTTTCTTCTTTCAGAAGTCGGATTACAAATAACCTTGATATCAATATAATCTGTCCAATGATCCTGCATATACTCTGCAATATATTCTTCCATCATAATCGGAATACGGAATGGATCAAAACCGAGTTCAGTCCCAAGCTGCATCATAATGGGTTTCAGACGATCATCGATCAATCTGAAGTGTCTGAATCCTGGATTACTTTCCAGCTTTGTATTGGGATTGGGAGATATACTCTTACGAGTCGGTGTTCTGCTGTCTCCCATATACATACGAGGCGCCGGATTGTTTACAGGTTTTGGCTTTTCAGTTTTTACTCGTTCAATGATTTCTTCTTTGGCCACATAATCCACAGATGCATTCGGACTAATAGGTCTGGTGTACTTCTTGTTACCAATGCTTACTTCTACAACGATTTCATCTCTGTTTTTTCTCATGACGCTTTTACCTCTCCTCTTAAATTTAAATACTTCAATATGAGTACCAACATCTTTTGCCGCATATCTCTGACCACATTTCTCACAATGTATGAAATTGAAACCATCTTCATAGACCAATTTACCACCACAAGGTTTGTGATCTTGTGTATACTTAATACAACGCATGCGACTCTTATTGATTCTATATAAATACGGATAATCTAATAGAACTGGGCCAAAGTTATGCCTCACTCCCCAATTCATAAAGAAATCCGTACCAATATCTTCTAATACAAAACCCTTATTGACTAAATACGTAATTGTGTCATAAATCATAGATGCATTCTTGAGAAAGTCTTCCCTATTCATAATCGGTTTGACTCTCTCAGATAATGCAATCGTTCCACATGGTGTAACATCGAATGTTTTAGGAACATACGGTCGTAAATACTTCTGATTCTTGAATTCATCCAGATTATCCTTAATACCTACACTATCAAGTCCAATCTTTAACAGAAAACTTGGATCATCTTTATGTGTATATATGACTCTGTTGGTTCCCGCATACGATCGAATAAATCCTCTTGGATTCATAATCTGATCATAGATTGCCATACGTTCTTCAGCAGTTCCTTCACTATATGGAGGGTAAGTAGCTAACCGCCATAGAATATACTTGTCTTCTTTAGTCAGATATGTATCGATGGGTGCATGTTTCATCTGCAGAAAGATCTGCAGATACGGATTGTTATATCCTATACCAGAATCTTCAGCATAGGATATAACGGACGCAGACTTTCTTGTTTCCATCATAGTATGGTCGGCCTCCTTACCCGTTTAAAGATCCTATCGATAAACTTTTGTCTTCTTTCCTGTGTTTCATCATCAGGACACAGAATACCAGGTTCATTATAAGGATCGTCGGGATCGGATGGATTATACCATATCTCTGCCGCCGCAGGATCTAATCCATTAAACTTAACCGAATTCTTTCTACGATATTCCCAACCTGCTTTATATAAATCACTATTCGCATATGATGTATCCGGAGCACATTCGATATTAATCGGATCTTTTCTGATTTCATCATAATCTCTCATAGAATTTATATAGCAAGCCAAGTCGAGTTTCTGCTGAGAAGTCAAATCTGGTCTGGAAATAGCTCCTCCCGTGATCTGATTCATCCATGCATAATGATTAGCCATTGTTCTTTCTAGTACTTGTTGTCTGGTTAAAGTACTTGCAAAGAACTGATTGGTTTTGATCTCAGCCAATCTCGCCATACGATTAACATAAGCTGTCTCATAATCTTCTTCTTCCATATGGTTATGGCTTCCAAATGGAGAATTCCACCAATTAAAGAAAATTTCTTCGACTTCATTCAAATGATACTTCTGTCTGAAGAAACTCTTATAAATACAATAGTCTGCTAGACGAATCTGATTCTTCTCATCTAACCGACCAACCATCTTATTGATCAATCCATGAAGTTCATCATCTTTTCTTGGAATGATCTCTAAGTTATAAAGATCTTTCAAATAAGCAATCTGTTCTTTCCCAGTCTTATCGAAAGGTATATGAGAGTAAACCTTCTTACAGCATTCTGGCAAAGTATCTATAACTTTATCCAAGACTCCTTTGATTTCTCCAGGAGCTGCTGGCTTAGGAACGGCCACAATAGTATGATTGGTATTATTGAACACAGTTGATTTATAGATTGCTAATGGATCAGCTTCTCTATACTGAAACAATTGAATCATACATTCTTCTTGTAGTACTTCCCAAGTTTTCAGATCCAATACATCTCTAAGATATCCAACAACATCAGCTACATATGTATTATATCTGGACAATTCTGTAGACAGATTAAAGGTATCATCCTTTTCAATCTGTTTTACACAATTCATAACCATATTTACATATTCTCCATCAGGCGTATTTCCCTGTGGAGGCAGTGATGTCTTTTCCAATCGGTAATGAATCTCTTGATGATCAAGATATCTTCCCAATTTGGAATCATAAATAGAATAGTGAGTATATCCATCATCATCTGTTTTGCTACGGATGAGTTCGTAATCTACTCCATCTTTCAAGATGTCTCGTCTCTTTGGTCTACGTGATTTTCTAAATTCATAATCCTTCTTCTTAAGCTCTTCTGCTTTATTCCACTCTTCTTCATTATGGCAGACATAAACAACAGGAAGCTCTCGACGTCGGATTTCTCTCTTTGTTGGATTCAGATATCTGGATCCATCATCATAATATGTAGTTGGTAGACCATATCGATCAGGAACTCCTCCCATACCACTATATCCATAACCCGGAATATATTCTGGCATAGCAGGCATACCCATTTGTCGATAATAGTCTTGATAATTGCTTGCCCCATACACTCCCAGAATGCTGCTGTTTCTTTGTTGTTCCACAATCTCCTGTGGAGTGACTTCTCTATAATTTGTCTCTTTATTAAATGGACGACCCATCATAGCATCTCTCTGTACTTGATAGAGTCGTTGATTGTTCGCTAATGCGGACTGAGTCTCATCTACTTCAAATATGCTGTTTTGTAATCTATTCAGTTTTCTTGCATTGGTTCCAGGAGTAACTTCAGATTGTCTGCGTCTTTGTCTTTCTTCCATACTTCTTAGATTTCGACGTTCTTCTCTATCTCTCTCCTGATATAGAATCTCTCTTTCTTGGTCTGATAGAAGATTTCCCTCAGAGTCTACCATGCCCAAGTTCATAAGAGTTTCTAATTGTAACGGATCGAAGCGACCTTTAGCATCTTTGATCTTTTGTTCACGAACACGAGCGATTCTATCCAGTTCTTTTTCTCCTGCTTTATCTCGCTCATATTTCTGATCATCATGTTCTTCCCCAGATATTTCATCTTTAACTCCGATATATTCAGACTTAGGACGAACATATTTCTCCCAATAAGGAGCTGCCATTGTGACCGGATCATTGATTTCTTTAGTAATCCCAGTATTCACTTTGGTAATCCATTCCCTAAATTTTGGATTCTCAAATTGAATACCCATTGGTCCTCTTTGTTGTATATACTGAAGTCCCGGAGTATAATATCTTGCATTACGATTCATATTCCATGCAACTTCATATGGATCATATGGCTTTGGTCTAATCTTGCTTCCGTATCCTGTGTTTTCCCTATTTTTACGCAATATTCTTTTTTGTGCAATTGTATCATTCGGATGAATGGTTTCAAATGTCAAAGGAGATTTGTCTGCCGCTAAATGAGCATACAAATCATCTTCTTCTTTTTGATAGATTTCTTGCAATTCATAATTGGCTTGCTCAAAATCATATAAGTTTGTACTTGGTGTATGAAGTTGTTTGCGTTCTTTTACAATACGCTCAGGTACTGCATTCATTAACATTTCTGCAAAATCCAAGTTTATTCCCCCTCACGATTTTACAATTCTTAGTCTTTGTTGATGAGCCGTGCATATTTGCACATCACATCGCTGGTTAAGAATCCCATGAATTGAAAATTTAAATGCGCATATTTTTCTTTATCAAACTTTAGGCTGTCAAAGACAACCTTTTTCAAATTATCCCTCGTCATATTATCGACAAACGTATTATAGTATGCTAGATAACATGCTATTTTCTGATCAATTGTACAATGGTTAATAATACTGAACTTATTAATCATATGAGTCAATTCTTTCGGTCTGCTCATATGAACGTGAGCTTTGGTATGATATAGATTAATCGGAAGATCATTATCTACGATCATACGCACAGCCGTTACAAACAGTTCTTTGTTAAGTATACCTTGGTTGGAGAATATCTTCACTTCACTATAGAATGATTGTGTCGAATTATTACTCCACCAATTGAATATCCACTTTCTTAATCCCAATATAGAAATCTCAGAATCTGAGAACAAATTGATTTGTGGCATATCCATGTTTTTCAAATTAAGCTGTCTCTTAATTTCAATAAGTGCACCCAGTGCCATAATAATAGCATACATTTCTCCGTAGTTTGAAGTTGTGTTATAGAAAATTCTATTGACAGATTTGATAATTTTATTTTTATATACTATTGCATATCCTGGGGAACTTACTGTTCGATTATCGCTCTTTGTTGTACTGGCGTCAGTAAATACATCGAGCGAACCATCTAAGTTAAGTTCCATTTACATTACTTCTCCTTTCCTTCCTCTCTGGATAATAATATATCTTTATAGGCGGATTTATCCAGGTCTTCTTTCTTTAAAATATCTCCAAACGCATTCATCAATAGCGTTTGGTTACTTTGTATTGCTACAAAATCTTCTTCAGGCATTATAGATAAACGATTTTTTAATAATGCGCTCATAATCATCAAAAATTCATTAACGTCGTGAATAGAATGGAAGTAGCCGCCATAAGCAGCTACTTCATTTAAATCTATTTTATTATCTTTAACGTTTTCTTGATTCTTGATGAAAATAGCAGCTCGTAACTTAGGATTACAATCTTTGCATGTTTTCATAATTTCCATAGCAATAGATCCTAATAAAGCTCTATTTTTCATATAATCTTCTCCTTTATATGGTCTCTTCTTTTTTACCATAATAATACTGCACCCATAGATACTGTTCTAAGGGCCATTTTTTAATTTTCTTTATTTTATTGTATTTTTGCATAATCTCGTTAGTAATTCTAAAATTTACAGTTTCTCCTGTTTTTGAATTAGTCAGAGTGAGCTCCTTTAAGAGTTTATCTTTCTTCATTCAATAATACATCCTTTCTTGTAATAAATTTTCATGAATTACTCATTATTATAATATCTAATTAAAATTCAATTTGCAAAAGCATTGCCCATGAGCTATATAGCTCATGGGATACTTTTTAAGGAGTTTAAAAAAAATGACGAGGTTTTGCATGAAAATGAAAAAGTGTAAGGAGAGAATTAAGTTGATTGATATATACAATAGAATTCGATCAAAAGAATATAATAGACAACGGGAAGCAAGCTAGGGAATCGCTTGAATTTAGATTATAGTTCTTTTGTTCTATGTATATATCAATCCTGAGCATATAAAACGTGTGAGGGAGGATTATATGCATCACTATAATGTTATTTACTTTTCAAATGTTATATGCGAATTTATCAATTCATTATAATGCTTGTTGGATTCAATCATCGTATTTTCATAAGGAATAATAAATTTAATCTCTCCTTCTATTTCATCATAGATTGCTGTAACAGTAGTTACATGAACAGTCGATTTACTCATATTGGCTAAAGTATTCATAATATCATATGCCTTAGCATATTCTTCATCTATAAGTTTATTATAAAAAATATAAGCATTATGAACTTTATTATGGTCAAATACTTGAAAGCATCCGATATTCTTCATCTTACCTTGTTCTATAATCAGATTACTAAGTTCTTTTGTTATATAAAACTCAGGAACATGATCTTTTACATTTTTTGATGTAAAATTGGTGACATTAAAATCAATAAGAAGATTAATGACACGGTTAAATGCGGCAGATATAGTTATATTGATAATAGACAGATCATCTATACAGCTTCCATCTTTAATATTAATTGTTTTGCAGAATTTTTCATCACAGATTCCATTGATTAGATTCATTGTAGGTTCACCTTCCTGAGAGATAAAATAGATAGTATTACTATGAAGTTTAAAAAATAATAAAAAATAAAAGAGAGTCATTAAGACTCTCAGATATTTTTACCACTGAATATCGTTGATGGTACACATCACGATAACCAGTAACATAAGTGGATATGCATACACATTTTTAATCTGTGTCTTACCATTCTCATCTTCATAGAACGGTTTCCACCATTTCCAAGATTTTCTACGATAATATTTTTCGTCCATTTTAAATTCGCTCCTTTTGAAATAATAAAATTATCCGACTTTCCAATTCTTTTTTAACTTAGTTATTTCTTCTCTTAAAGAAATAGCTTTAGCTGACATAGGGTGAGCATGAAGCCGATTAATCAGTTTCAAATATTCATCCTCTTTGGAATGAATATAATCTTCCATTTCGGTTTTAACTGATAATACCGGAACACCTTCTCTAATGACTAGCATTGTCATTCTCCTTCCTGATACTTTCCGTATCATAGAAAATATGTATAGATTAAATATTTACTTTCACTCATATAGTATATAAGTTAAAATAAATTAGATTACAATTTTAGATTTTGTATAACTAGTTAGTAAGAAATCATGTAGTTTAGCTGCGAATGATTTCTTAGAGATATACTTATCCGGTTAAGATAGGAGTATATCTTGTGCTTTGACAAGATTACTTAATAAGGTAATCTTGAAAGCGAGAATACACTCATGATTATCTGGTGTATCTTTAATCAATTTTAGATTTTCTAAAGCGTCTTTCAGATATCCAGAAAACCAAAGAGCATATTAATTAATGTCTTTAGTAATCATACGTATTCTCCTTTCGAGGCTTATAAGATTACACAGCTATAAAATCTTATAAGTCATATATTTGATATGGGAGAGATAGCCGGTAACTATCTCTTCCCTCTATCAAATATATAATATATGATTTAGAAAATCTTAGATTACAAAAAACAAAAGTGTATCCCATAGACCATATGGTCTATGGGAATTATTTGTAAGTTATTATTTCAACCAGCTGGGAGCTGGAGCAAATACTTTAACACTTTCATATGCTTTCACATATGTTCTTCCGGAACTATAAATCTTAGTTCCATCTTTCTTTACTTCAACAACCTGCGGGAATGTTCTTTCTCCAGCAGGAATTTCTTTAAGAGCCACCGATACGTTAGACTTTTCTCTTCCACCAAGAGGAAGTTTACGTCCTGTATGGATATAGGTATTAATAAATTCTTTGCTGAATTCAATCAAAGCTTCTGCTTCACTCTTTTTGAATTCATGCTCTCTCATTAAACTCTGTGCTTCTGCCATTGGGATCTTTGCCGCTGAACTCATGACAGATGCACACATTTCTCTAATTTTAGTAGATGGGTTGTATGTAGATTCTTTACCACTTACCCCATATAGGTCTACTTTGTAGGTTGTGTCATTCATCATTGCGCGCATAACTCTGATTTCATCCTTATGAGATGCTGTGCAAGTTGTTCCTTTATTGATGATTTTTAACAACTCTGCTACTTTCTCCATTTATAAAATCCTCCTAACTTTATAAACACAAATCATAGAATTATGATTTAGTTTTATCTAATTTAGTTTTTGCCATATCATCAACGATGGTAATAGCATTCATTAGTTTTCTCTTTGTATGGATATATCTATATAGATAATCTTTTAATTCTTCTCTGGAGTATTTAGAAATTGTCTCTAAGAATTCTTCTTTTTTCATAGTTATCACCTATCCTATTACTATCTAAGTTCGTTGAGATATAACTTTTAAATTCTCAAAACGACAGCTTACAATGTAGTTATCGAACACTTATATAAATTTTCATATTATTTTCAAATGAAAGGATATGTGCTATATGGCAACATCTATTGAAAAACTTGTTCCTCTTCGTTTGATGAAGACCAAACTTAAATATCCTACAGATCTTAAAGATCGGTATAAGGGTAGTGTTGTCTTCTTACTGACAAAATCTATAGATGGTTCTATAGACTTCTTAAATACCAATCAGTTCTTAGTGAATAATAAAACGTTCTTGTCTTATTATGCAGAGAAAGACTATACGTTCTATTTAGAATCTGCCGAAGAACCAAGAGATCATATGGTTGATTCTGTATTAGAATCCTCTATGGGAGAACTCAATACTCAATATAATAATATATATGTGAAATCTGATTCAGCTACCTCTTTCTATCCAGATGCGGCACAATTGATTGCTATGAATGAAGATTTCGGAATCAATCAGAATTATCCCAATATATTTAGACGATTCTTATATAACGAACGCATCAAAAATCAAAAAGAAGCTATGACTCTTTATAAGAAGATCAAAGCTTCTATTGATTGGATTAAGTATACATATATCAATCTCTCTATCTATAAAAGAAAGAACTTAATTGTTGATTGGTCATATTATGCAAATCTGTTCTTTAAGAATAACGAATTATATGTCAGAGATAAAGGAATTGATCTGCTGCATCATATGATGACAAGATATCTGAATGATGCTAGATTAACTAATGAAGGATATAGTAGAAAGACAGTTATTATTCCAGTCAACGAATGGTGCAATGGAATCGAAGATAAAGTATTATTTGACTTCACTAAAAATATCAATCCATTCTCTATGATCTTCCGTTTAACCAAGCAAAAGAAAATATTCCCAAATGAATGGGAAGGAATTGATTTTATTGTTTGCTCTAAGAATGCATACTTTAAAATAGACTTAAATAATTTCAGTATCAAAGAACTGATTAGGTTTGTATACTTAACCAAGAAGTTAATTGCTAATGAAATTGCCGATGCGGATACAACGGATGATGAAGAGACCATTGTAACTTCTGGATTAACCCAGAATAAAGAATTATCAGGTAAAGATACAGAATATGTAACAGTCAAAGTTTCTGACGATGAAAAGAAAGAAGAAATTGTAGACATTGCTCCAGAACATAAAGAACCTATCGTTAATCCTGATGAAGACTGGTTGAAATCTGTAGTTGCTGATTTAGATGAAGCATCTAAAGATACTATTAAAATCAATGAAGCCAGACAAAAACGTATGGAAGAATTGGATAAGACATACGATAATACAGAGATTCATGGTAAGAAAGTTAAAACAATCTTAGAGAACTACTATACAAAAGATAGATCTCTGAAATCTGAACCCATTCCGATTGATTCTATTAATGAAGAATGGAAAAATATATCTTCATTAAATTTAGAGAAGTCTTATGATATTGATGAAGATATTGTTGCTATTCTTAAATCATTCCGATATAAATCCAGGCCATTATCTGTCGTATCTATGAAGATGGAAGATACTTCGACCAATATGGACTATGTCAATACATTGACTGTAGTAATGGAAGATGCTTATGGAACCAGATCTACTATTAAATTGGATATTCCTAAGTTTATCAATCATCGGTTTATGAAGTTAAGAGGAAACTTAAAAACTATCGCTGGTCAGTTAATCTTAATGCCTATCATTAAAACAGATGAAGACACGGCACAGATTGTTACCTCTTATCATAAGATCTTTATTTACAGAATCAATCCATCCAATGGGTCTAAATCGACCAAAGGTGTATCTAAATTAACCAAAGCTCTTAGTAAACTAAATACAATAACTTCTAAACTGGAAGTATTTGAAGGAGATAATAGTTTTATCTGTTCTAAATATGATCTGCCAATTGAGTATAGAGATTTGGCTGGTTTATATTCCAGAATTAATTTAGGAGATGGAAGCTATGTAACGTTTGATTATGATAAGGCATTGCAGCTTCCTACTGATAATAAATATGATCAAGCAAAGCATATTATATTTGGCTTTGATAATAAAACTAAGAAAGCGGTATATGGAGACAAAGAAAGATTATCTTTTGATATTGGAAATTTCTTAGCTTCTAAAGATAAAGCTTTTGGTGATCTCTATGTAAGTACAGTACCGTCTAATAAACTTTCTTATTCTGAAGCATCTATTATGAATACAGATATTCCTGTAATTATTTTGATGGCTTTCAGTGAAGGTTTGCAGAAAGCGATGGATAAATCTAAGATTAAATATCGCTTCTCTGAAAAGAGACCAAAAGCAACAGATACAGAATCTGTTATTCGTTTCTCTGATGGATATATCGTATACAACGATGAACATCCTGAAGATTCTCTCTTAATGACTGGATTGACTAAGTGTGATTTGAGTTCCTATTCTATTAAAGATATTAATAGCAAATCTATGTGGTTAGATATCTTGGATGACTTTGGCGGACGTATCAAAGCAGATGGTTTGGATAACTTCTATGATTGCGAATTCGATCCTATGTCTATCGATATTTGTAAGAGAAAGAAGATTCCTTATGATTATATAGAAGCTTTAGCATATGCTAATAAACTCTTAGCTTCTACAGAATATAATCAACATGCAGATATTTCTGGCAATAGAATCAGAACTAATGAAATCTTAGCAGGATACTTATATCAAGTATTGGCTAATGCTTATGGAGATTATGCCAGCAAGTCTAAGAGAGTTGGTAAAGGAGTTAAAATCTCTATTAAACAATCGGCATTAATAGATACTCTTATGAAAGATCCCGGATTCTCTGATTTGTCTGTATCTTCTCCATTATTAGAAGCAGAAGCTGCTACATCTGCATCATTTAAAGGGTTATCCGGTATGAATGCTGATAGAGCATACACCTTAGATAAGCGTGTATATGATGAATCTATGCTTGGTATCTTGGGAGCATCTACAGGATTTGCAGGCAATGTTGGTATTACCAGACCTATGACCATTAATGCATCTATTCAGAATAGTAGAGGATTGATGGATCCTAAGAAGCCAAAAGATCTGAATACATTAAATACATTAACTATTTATGAAGCAATGACTCCTTATGCTACCACACACGACGATCCTATTCGTACTGCTATGGGATTTGTTCAGACAGTTAAGCATCAGATGAGAGTTAAGTCTTCTTCTCCTAGTCTGATTACATATGGTATGGATGAAGCTCTTCCTTACTTTACAACCGATATCTTCTCCCATAAATTCAAAGGAGTTAAAGGTAAAGTATTAGACGTTAATGATGAATTTATTATTTATGAAACTATTGATGAAGATGGAAATAAATCAAAAGAATTTGTTGATTTGTCCGATCATACAATGAAAAACTCAGATGGTGGTTTTTATGTCACGGTTAAATTAAAACCACAGGTTAAGAAAGGTCAAACTCTAAAGAAGAATGATATCTTAGCCTATGATCCAACTTCATATTCTCCCACTGTAGCTTCTGATAAGAATTCTAAGAATATTGCTTATAATGCTGGTACATTAGCGAAGATTGCTATTATGTGTACTGATGAAGCCTATGAAGATTCTTCTATTATTAATACAAGATTAGTAGATGCATTAACTTCATTCTATGTAGTAGAAAAATTATGTTCTTTAGATGCACACTCCAATGTATTCTCTTTAGCAGAAATTGGTAAACCTATTCAAGAAGGATCTCCTTTAATTGTATTCCAGAATGCATTTGAAGAAGAAGATGCTAATAAACTTCTTAAGAATATTAATGATGAAGAATTAGACGCTATTACAGACTTTGGTCGTATTCAAGTTCGTTCTAAACTAACTGGTGTATTACAGGATATCAAGATTAGAAGAACTTGTGAACTTTCTGATCTCTCACCATCACTAAAGAAGATTGTTACTCAATATGAAAATAGTATCAAAGCTAAAAAGAAAAAGCTCTTATCTGCTGGAGTTAATCCAATAGAAGTAGAATCTATGTTGGAATCTACTGAGAAGATGCTTCCCGAAGGTAAACTGAAAAATACACCCAATGGCGTTATGTTTGAATTCTATATCAAATGTAGAGATAAAATGGGTGTAGGAGATAAATTAACCTATAATACAGCCATCAAAGGGGTTGTTAAGGATATTATACCAGATGGTAAAGATCCTTATACAGATTTCAGAAAAAATGAACCCATTGATGCTTTATTAACTTCTGCATCTGTTAATGCTCGTATGGTTCCCTCTGTTATGATCTCTGGAGCTTTGAATAAAGTCTTGATTGAATTATCTAGACAATGTAAAGAAAAGTTAGGTATTCAGTGGACTAACTTAGAAAACAAAAACAATTTGGATTAATACATTCTAATAACCAACTGAAGATAGCGAGTTTCTTAGGGTATACGGAATATTCCGTATACCCATTCGCTCGTCAAAAGGCTGCATTTCATTTCTAACATATTAGTAAAGGCTTTTGTATCTCTGATCATACCCGTCCATATATGATTATATGCAATTGTCTAAAATTTCATAAATTTCCTCTTCTTGAAAAAATTTGTTTTCTCCTTATAATTCACTGTACTTTCTCCGGTACAGTGAATTATACCGCCAATATTACAATAAAAGATCCCATAGCTCATATGAGCTATGGGACTTATCTATTTAACAAGTACGATAATTGCTCCTACAATAAATACAGAGCATATTAATCCTGCCATATATTCTGGCATAACAACCCCTAAGATTACATTCATAAATATAGATGCCAGAATAACCACTACACATAGTAATATCTTTATGATATTTCCTATTCCCATAATTTACCACCACACTTCATGATATCATAAAATGCATACAATGAGCTAACTAAGTAAACGATAAATAAACATCCCGCAATTCCATATCTGTCATACGTTAAACAGTATGCAGAACAGCTTCCGCATATTATGGACAATAGAATGCAAAGTATGCTAACCAATATTCTACAATGCATAATTTATAACCTCCTAACCTATCCAGTTATAAAGTATATATAACAATAATCCGAAGATCATACAAACACAATATTCATTTGTGTATTTATTATTCATCATAATAAAAATCTCCTTATGATTACATAGAAATATTCAGAGCAATATAGTGTTCGGATATTGTCTACAAGAAAATGGACGGGCTACGAGGGTTATAAAAAATAAAAAATAAAGAGCTTTTAAAAGCTCTTTATCTTCTCTTAGCGAAACAGATCAATTACAACAAATAGAGATATAATTGCTGCCTTCAAACCTAGAACAATACAAGCTGCCCAATCACCAAGTTTGCATAAAGCATTAATACCCTGTTTATGAGCTTGATCGTAGAAATGAACACACCAATCCAAATCAATTAATACAATTGCAATTAAAACAAAATACTGCCACCATTTCATTTTTAAGTCCTCCTTTTGACTTGTTACTATTAGGATGATATGATTTATCATCTCTTATTCATCTCTATAATATATAATTTATCAAAAGTTAGATTACAAAATGTCTATGATACCCAACAAGATTATTTAAAAAGCATATCTTCTAATAAAACGCCATTGATAATATCATACGCCATAATAGCCCACATAATAGCTAAGATAGCTACAAAGATATAACTCATCTTCTTTTTCATTATATGTACTCCTTTTATGAAATTCTATGCTAAAAAGTATTTGTTTCTGTCATGATATTTTCTATATGAATCTTTAAGCTATTTGCCGATTCATCATAGGTAAAATAAAATAGATATCCATTTCTGGTAAAGAATTTAAAATTCTCTATATGCGCATGAGCGATATGAACGTCATTAAAATCCTTCGCATCAGATTCTCTTAATTTAAAATGAGAAAAAAGCTCTCTAATTCTTTCGAAATCTTCCTTAGTTGTAAATCTTTCGATAATATGCATCCCAAACCCCTTATATCCGATAGGTTTGAACACCCCATCATCGTCAAATTCGATTCTATACACTTCTCCCGTGTACTTATACGTGGGCAGTACAGATTTCTCTATTAAATCGTAAAAATGGTGAATTTCGGAATGATCATCACTATGAAGAAGTTCATCTAAAAGATCGGACGTTAATATATCATATGAGTTTATCACAACTTCATTCATGATATTTTCCAATAAATCGTCAGACTTTACGAAATGAAAATCTTCATCAAAGTTTCCATTCTCTATACTTCTTTCTTTTTCTATATAAGGCGGAATGGTATAAAACTCCATTTCATTTTCGGAATCATATAAAATATCCCAAGTTCTATTACTATAAATGGCCGTTATGACTATACTAAACTCTTCTTTATATTTCTCATATCCATTCATCAATGTAAAAAAGTCCGGAATGCTATAAGAAAAAAGCACAATATGATCTTCTTTATGATTTTCGGAACGAAATATATCTTCCAATTTATTCATAAGATCAAAATATGTAACGCATATATCATACACTTTTCCAAGTCTATTAAGAACTAACTTATTATTTTCAAAAAATTTCGGTAATACAAAAAGCTCAATCTTAGTCATCATAGTTCTCCTTTTATAAAAAACGCAAGATAATCATTCTAAAAAGTTTAGAATGATTATTCAAGTGTCATCATATCTTCCAAGATTAAAAAAACGCCATATGATTTCTCCATAAATTATGAAGAAGTTTTATATATTTATCATTCGCAATATTCAAAAATTTTCAAAAAATTCGGAAAGGCGATAGTCTTCCTATAGTTTTTCGGAACGTTTTAAACTTTCAAAAACTTCGAATACCTAGTTAACGCCTTTACGAAGTATATGGGGCTATCGCCCATATACTTCTAAAACATATCTCTTATATCTTTTAATTTTATTCTTTATTACGGCGCTCCGCTCCCTCTTCGTAGTTGGATAGCGGAACGCTTATATTAAATGGAACTCTATATGCTCTCTTTATAATTTTTATAAAAATTTTAAAATTTCCAAGTATTCTTTTAAAACTTGGAATAATTACTACTTCTATTTATCTTGGAAAATGTATACTAACTTCGTTATTTCTGTTGGAATAAGAATACATTCCCGATTTTTAAATAATTTCTTCAGTTTTTCTTTTTTTTTT